AGATATATATAATATCTATATATATATAGTGCGATCGCATGCAATCGCATAGGCATAATCGGACGCATTGATAATCAGTGAGTTACGACGATAAAAATACGTCGGAAAATACGTCTGATTATGCGATTTATGCGATCGCATTTTTCGCATGTTTTCGGAGGTGTTTTTACTGGTCTTCGGGATAGTCTTTTCCGACCGCATGGAGGGCGTTCATCTCGCGTTCGGCGCGTTCTGCTCCGGGTATCTGGAAGGCTGCGAATGTCTCGGGTGAGAGTCCGATTTCTCCGACGATGTAACGCTGCGTCATGGAGATGTTGGGGACGTTGCCTGACATGTGTCCCATGCAGAGGGCTATCTGCTCGATGGGGATGCCTTTGAGCGCGAGGTTGGTGGCGAAGGAGCGGCGACCGGTGTGTGAGGAGACGAACTCCCACTTGTGTCCTCTCTGCGTGCGTCCTGCGCGGAAGACCTTGGTGATGGTGCCTATTCCGCAGGCTCGGCAGATGTCGCGTATGTTGTCGTTGTAGCATCTGACGGAGATTTCTCTCGGCTCGGTGGGGGATACGCGTTGCAGATAGATGCGCAGCCACGGATGGATGGGGACCTTGACGACGGTCTTGGTCTTGTGCGAGACGTACGAGATGACGCGTCCGTCCTCGCTGATGTTGTCCGGCGAGAGTGTGAGGCAGTCGGAGAGGCGTGCTCCGCACAGGCATTCGAGCATGAAGATGCGCTTGGCGTGCTTGGCTGCTTTGGTGCGTGGCGTGAACTCGTGGATGCGCCGTATCTCGTCGTCGGTGAGCGCCACGGACTGCGACGGGACTTTCTTTGTGCGCAGGACTGTCCCGAAATTGAGTGACGGGACGGGCTTGGAGGAGTTTTCGCGTATGATGGCGTTGACTTCGGCGAAGATGGTCTTCGCTGAGTTTGGCGCGTATGATGACGCTATCTCCTCTCGGAAGTCGCGTAGGTTGTCGTCGGTGAGGTCTTCCCACATGGGCGGGCGTCCGACTATGCCCTTGAAGATGTTGACCACCTTTACTCGTCCCGGATGTTTCCATATCCAGGCTCCGTAGAAGGTGTGGCGCCAGGGATAGCCGTCGTATGTGGCGAAATAGCCTTGTCGGATGGCATTGGCGTACTTTTCCTGCTGTTCGGGAGTGAGCATCTCCTGCCAGCGTCTTGTCTTGAGTTGTGTCATAATATGATGGATTAAGACTTCCTCATCTCTTTCCCTTTTGCAAAGGTATAATATTATAATATAATATGGATGGGAAGTGGATGGTTTAACTTGGTTTTAACATTGTGCGCATCTGGATGTGCTTTTTGGCATTAAACGGAAAATCCGCAATAAGGGACTTTTTGTGTCGGTTATTGCGGATTCATTGGGATACGATTTACTGGTTGTAAAACAGATTTTTGAGATGATATTTTTCTACGATGCTGTCTTGTAGAGCAACAAAGACAAGCATGGAATAAGTATCGTTTCCCCAACCTGGGGCAGCCTCAGACTTGGTTATGGTGAGAGAAACCGTTTTTGTAGGAGATTCCCATGTGTATTCTTGAGATTTCCTCTTAAACAGCTTCTGGTCGTCTTCTTCCGGTGAACCTACAGTCATTTTGTACTGGCGGGCAGACATGTACTTGAAGAATTTGGTTACATCGGACTGAAAAGCGTCTTTGTTAGCATAAGGATCGCTGATGTACGACAAGCTGTTGACACGACCATCCTTATGGCGTATTAAAGCCTGACATTTAAAGGCTATACCTGCAAATGTGTTGTCAGTAAGCAGATAGAAGTTTTCGTAGTCTATCTCTGGTACTGCCAATCCTTTCTTCACAAGATTAAGGACGGTGTCTCCCATCTGGATTTTTTCATTCAGGTAAAGACTACTGTCTGCTTTTGGGAGGTTCTCGGCTTTTGATGGATTTCCTTCACAAGAGAATGACAGGGCAACAATGGCGAGCGGAATAAATGGAAGCTTTTTTGATTTCATAATTTTAAGAAGATAATTGTTATAAGTGTGGCCTCTGTAATTTCAAGATAGGTTGTTCTTTGCGTGAGACTACAAAATATTTAAGAGAGGAAGTTTGCATAATAGTTGTAAGTGGCTCAGGTGGGCCTTACTGGGCCTATCTGAGCCTCTTTAGGTGATGGGCCTCGCTGGGCCTCTTTATCTGATGTGGTCGGCTATGCGGAGGACCTTGTGCTTGCGGTGGAGGTCGGCAATCTCGTCGCGGAGCTGTTCGATCGTGCGCTTCAATCCGGCGTTTGCGGCGTCCCTGCGCTCGATTTCGGCATGGAGGTTCTTGACGGTGTCTTGTAGCTTGCCGATGCGGTAATTGAGCATATTGTTATCGCTCTTCGCTTTTTCTGCCTGTCTTTGTAACTCGGCTTCGCCTGTATTGCTCTTTCGGAGGGTGTCGTTCTCTTTGCGAAGCATGCAGATGAGGTCGAGGAGCTTCTGATAGTTGCGTAGGATGTGGAGCATCTGATGCTCGAATGGTACGTCTTCGTTGATTTTTCTTTGTGGTCTATACATATTATAATGTCTTTAAAGTCGGTTTTTCTCTTCTTGTGTGATGGTTCCGCCTCTTGTCGGTAGGCAGTCGAGGACGATGCCTTTGTAGGACTTGGCGTGATGGGCTTCGAGGATGTCGGCTTCCGCATGATCGTCCAGCATGCACATAGCAATTCCTTACCTTGTTTCGGCTTTAAGGTCAGAACGACCCACGGATAGAGGAAGCTGTCGGCGTCTGTGATGGTATACATTTGTTAAAACTGTTAATGTTTGTGAATGGGTATTGCATATTGGTTTTTTAATGACTACATTTGCAATGTCTTCGGAGGGGCTATTTAAATCGTACCTTTATGGAATCGCGATTTTTTAATTGTACTTTTATGGAATTGAAATAAAAGACACCCTCCGTTGACTGTCAGCCTTCGGGCTGTGGATTGAAACGCTCACAAAGAGCTAATTTCTACTATCGTAGATTCGAGACCAATGGTCTTTCGCAGCCCGGCTTAGGTCGGGCTTTTTTATTTCTGATTCCTCCAAATCTCGTAATCATCCCAAGACTCAAAGCCAAGATAACCATCTACGACTGCCACAACTTTAGAAGCCCAAGGCATCGCATCAATGGCTTTCTTCCTCCAATAGCTTGTATGTTTTTGACATTCATAAAAACCTGTTTTCATATATTTGACTTACCGTGATGTCGAGGGCTGAATAAGTTATAATATTATTTATATGTCATTGCTCTTTCTTTTGTAACGTCACGAGCGAGAACCTTCGCTCCATCACAGAAGTCCTGATTAAACAGAAAATCCTCTTCTTCGTCAGAGAGAGCCGGAACACACTCGCAGTTGTCAGACATCGGAGACGTCTTGTAATATTCTTCTCCTTTTATAGTCACAACATCGTCACTCTTGTATAAGTCCGCATCTTCGGGATTTACCGATGAGCAAAGCACATACACAGGGTTGTCTTTGAAATCTCTCTCATATAAAACCGTGCCGTTAGGAATAAACACCATGAGATCGTTGTCATACTTGAAAAAACACTTCTCGGCACCTCCGTCAAAATACCTTGCCGGTACAATCCGACAGTTCGGTACAACATGGATGTTCTTACCCAAGTCTTCGATTATCGTATATAATTCGTTCTCCATATAATCCCGCTTGCCGTGTTGCGGTAGGGCTTGGTTAATGGTGCCAGGGCGAGCCTGGCGGTTTTAGGCGGGGATTATAGTTTATGGTAATTACGAAGATGCCCGCTTGGTGCTCCGTACTGGAATCGAGTGACTTGTTCGCCTCTACATTCAATAGGGCTGTCGAGCGTGATTGTGGTGGCTGTCTTGCCGTCACAGTCGTACTGGTTGCAGGTGTAGCCGATGGTCATGGAAGGAAGCTGCCACACGCCCCAGTTGATATCGTTGAGATAGCGGAGGAGGATGCGGATGTTGCCAATCGTGGATTCGACAGTTTCTCCTGTAAATACTGCGAGGTATTCTTCCTCGTGCCGTTTCTTGTTTGCGAGTGCTAATTGCCGGGAGTGTTGTCTGTCTTGCTCGTTACGAAGAAGCAGCTGCTTGCGGTCTTCTGCGAACTGCTCGTCGGTGACATCCTTACACTTCGCGAGGATGGCATCAATGCCGCCCTGCGAGACGATGAAGGAGCCGGCGTTTTCCAGTGGCTTCATAGTTGATGCCTTGGTGATGAGCAATGTTCCGTCGGGATTCTGCTCGACAAGGAAGCTCTTCTTGCTTGTGAAATACATTTTCTTCATAATTATTCCGTTTGCCGTGTTACGGGAGGGCTTGGTTATATAGGGCCTCCGAAGAGGCTGTTTTAGGGTTAGACGAGGGTGACGGTGTAGGCGTGGTGTGGCAGCTGTTTGTATTGACCAAACCATGTCTTATATTTGCGCGAAACGATGAAGCCGAGCATCTTGAGAAGACCGATGGCATTGGTGGCGTATGGCTCGTCTATGACGATGAATGGGGAGTCAGAAGAATCGGCGCCAATAACGTCTTTTATAAATTTAGGGTAAGGGTACTCGTTTATAATTTGTTCATACCTCTCTTCGTCGCAATATTCTTCTTCTGCCCAAATACAGGTAGCATCTGTCCTTACATAGTCTCTCCACCATTCCCGGTGCATTTCATAATATTTGACGATTTCTCCATCCTCGTTTTCTTCCTCTTTCCAAATCTCTTTGTTGACTATCTCAATATAACGCGTGACTACGGGGACAGTGGAAATGAAAAGGGGGGCTTTGGGGGCGTTATTGTAATCAAGAAAACGCATTGTTCTGATTGTGAGCTTTGCTGACACGTCATTGTCGCGGAAGAACTCGACCACCGCGTTCTGGAATGCAGACGTGTCGAAGGGTGGGGCTTTGAAGCCTTTCTCTTTAAGGATGTCCTGTGCCCGGACTAATTTGGTTACTGACATAATTGTTTTATTGTTTGGTTGATAGCGGCGAAGGAGGAGATGTGTGTGCCTCGCTACGCCTCTTCAGGCTGGCTGTGCTAAGATTGTGAATACAAAGGTAGTGATTTTGCGGTTATCGGGCAGTCTTTTGGTGATGTTTTTTTTCAAGGAAAAGCGGACACGCTCTGAGGATGTGTTGCATTTCTGTAAGTGAATGATCGAAGACCGTTCTGAGAAACAGATCTATACCGGCAGATGCTGCTGGTAAAGATCTGTTGATGCAAACAGTCTGGAGTGAATGAATCCTCCTTGCGTGTCCTGCGGGATGCAATTCCCGTGGTGCGGACTTCTCATGAGTGGCGGCACATGGCTGTAGGTGTGTGATGTATCCAGAACGTGTGCGGGATGTGTGAGGCGGATGCCGCCTTGAACATCCCGCATTAAAGCTCTGGATGCTGAACGGGATTCTCTTGAAGAACGCTTCCCTGTGCTTGGGATGGTTGAGAGGCTGAGCCTTGCTGAGCCTATCTGAGGGGCGGCTGTGATGTCTTGGCACGTGTCTGTAGGTGAATGATGTTGCCTGCGTAGCAGAAGGCAGCGGTCCCAGTGGGTAACACTCGGGACCGTGCCTTCTTGCTATTGCCGGTAGCTGAATGTGACATCCTTGCTGCGCGATGCCCTGTGCCGGGCTGGTGATGCGGCTCTTAGAGGTTGGCTACGAGGGTGTCGTAGGCGGCTTTGCTGGTAAGCAGGGCCTTGCGTGCGCAGCCTAATGTGAGATAGCCGGTGATGATGGGGGCGGTCTTGCTGCGGTTGGCGGTGACGTTTCGTCCTCGTCCCCGCTGTATGCAGCCGACCTGCTGATTCTTGACGAACCCTATGCCTCCTATCTTTCGCTTGCCCGTCTTGACGGCTCGGAGGCAGTCCATGACGAACGTGTTGAGCGTATAGACGTCCTCTTCGGCGTTGATGATGGGCAGGACCTGCGTGGACCATGAATGTCCTTCGTACCCCTTGTAGAGATAGCGGTTGACGGAGTTTATGGCTTTTTGCAGGGTGACGTCACGCTTCTTGACTGTGCGCTTCTCGATTTCCTTCTGGAATGTCTTGATGCGCGTGGACGAGAGCGAGATGCTGCTGCCCTTGATGGAGAATCCGAGGAACTTGAACCAATGGTCAGCGTCGAGGAATTCTACCTTCTTGGGATTGAGCTTCATCTGCATCTTCGCCAGCTCCTCCTCCATGATGCGCTTGGCTTCCTGCCAGTCCTCGCCCACGAAGATGGCGTCGTCCGAATAACGGCAGTAGACGCCGCGCAGACGGGACAGGCGCTCGTCAATGTGATAGAGGACCACGTCGGCAAGCCATGAGGCTACGCTGCATCCCTGCTTGAGCGACTGGTATCTCTCGGAGAGAGTGCCGTCGGTATCGAAATAGAGATTGCAGTGGTAGTAAGCGCGTAGGACGTCTATCAGAGCGGAATGACCGTGACGAAGCTCTACCTGATCGAACGCCCAGTCGATGTACGACAGGAGCACCGTATCGAAATACTTGGACAGGTCGGACTTGAAGCCTCCGATGCGTCCTTTCGCGAAGGATATATGTCGGGATATGTTCTGTACGACGCGTCCGCATCCGATGCCCTTCTGATATGATGTGCAGCAGGGATGGACCATTTCGGGTGTCAGCTCGAAGAGGAGGTCGTTGGCAATGGAGAGGAGTATGCGGTCGGCAGGCTCGTTGATGTAGACGGTGCGGAATTCTCCGTTGTCCTTCGGTATGAGAGCCGTGTGAGGTGGCATTATCCTGTACTTGCCGTCGCGTATCTTCTGATACATCAAGGCACGTGCCTCGGGTGTGGTGAGCTGATAGAGCGTGGCTTTGTTGATGTCCTTGTCGAGTCCTTTCTGTATGGCGTACTGCCAACGCTCGGACTGGAAGGCCATCTGTAAGATTTTGTCTTCTTTCATAATTCTTTGGATTTTATGGTTAATAGAGCGTGAAACATAATGTTTCACGCAGTTTTTGGCGGTGAGGCTCAGAGGAGCGGTGCCTGGATATAAACGGATGATCTGGTACTGTCATCTGTAGTGACGTCGCCGGGATGATATGGCCGGCGACGTCCCGATTGTGACAGTGCCGATGAATGTTCTTCTGCCTCCTCACGGGAAGGACGACAAATCCTTTGCGGTGCAGCCGTGGGCTTGGAGTCTGGCTGTAGGCGAATGATCTGACGACTGCGGTTCGAGGTCAGGACCCAGCCACGGTAATCGACCTGGCTGGTTCCTGAGTCTCAGAGAGCAGCGTGTGAACGATGCACACCCACTGCACGGCGGTGACTTTCGGGGTGATGACGAACTATCGGTCAGCCCACTCGTCAATCTTGGCGCTCACGGACATTTCAGAGTCGGCGATGAGCTGCTTGAGCACGCCCAGCAAGCGCCATCCCTCATCTGCGCGGGCATACTCGGCAGTCTTGCTTTCGAGATAATCAATAGTCTTGGTTGTGTGCATCGTGCTGTGAGGACCCTGCTTGAAGCGTGCTCCGTGGAACAGGACCATGTTGCGCATGGTGAAGTAAGCACCGGAACCCTTGTAGGCGTTGATGAACGCCTCGGACTGCTTGGTGTCGGCAGGGAGACGCTTCATAAGCTTGTTGAACTTGACAACAAGACGATAGAGACGTTCTCCGTTGACGTCATTCATTGCAAGGGCAAGGTCGCGGAAAGGGCTGTAAAGCTTGGACTCCAAGTCAGAGACGAAGATATTCTCTCTGCTAAGACGCACGTAGGGCTTGCCCTTGCAAGTGTGAGTGCCTTGGCGCAACAGCTTTTCGATGTAAGAGCGGAGCTTCTGAACATAGTCGAACACCATGTATGAAGCTACCCTGCCGTTGAACCAAAGGGCACGCTGCTCGTAGCAGACCTTGTCCTTGTGCTTGAGCATCTTGTACTGGTCGAGCAGTTCCTTCTCAAGCATGCGCCACTGATAGGCGTAGCCCTTGTCCTGCAAGAGGGCGTTGAAGGAGACGTTCTGATGCTCCATGCGGTCGAGCATGTGGAACATCTGTGACATTACCCAACGGCGGTAGAGCGTGTAGTTGCGGATGTGACCTCCTCCTGCGATGCTCGCGAAGACGGGATCGTCGTCCGTAACCTGTACGGGGACTCCGTCAACGACCTTGACGACCATCTCCTCTCCCATGGGAAAGTAGTTGGAAACGTCTACGCCTGCTGTCTTGAGAGCTGCGATGCGTGCTGCCGCTGACTTTGCCTTTGGGGCTGTTGTGTTCTGCGACTGTGCCTGTGTGTCGGCGTTAGCTACCTCTGTCATTGTGAACTCACCTGAAATGATAAGATTTCTCTTTTTCATAATTCAAAGATTTAAAATTGTTAATAATGTTGGTTGATTGGTGGGCGAGGGGATGCCTCGTCCTGTTTTTGGGGGTGAGAATGGCAGGGGGATAGGATTGGCCTCACTGGGCCTGCCTAAGCCTTACTAAGCCTTTTGGGGTGTCCTTAATCTTCTTTTGACTTTGGCTCTACCCATTGTCGGAGGATGATGAGGTCCTTGTCGTTCGGGGACTGCCAAAACCAGCTGCCCCACTTGCTTTGCCATTGGAGCTGTCCGTCAAACAACATGAGAAGGACGAAGACTTCGAGCTGGCAGCGTGCCACTTCGCGAGAAACACCGTAGAGCATATCGTGGTCAGAGAGGTCTTTCTCAGGGAGAGCCTTGAAATAGCTGCGTCGGTGTGACTCGGACCGCTCAGAGGGGATGGAGTGCTTGTACTGCTGGTAATACCTTTCGATTTCGCGGAGCATAACGGACCCGTTGAGAGGGAGGATGTTGACATCGTCGAGACTGACAAACTCTCTGTCCAGACGGAGTGTGCGCTTCTCGAAATTGACGGTGAAACGTGAGCCGAGTTCTACGGCTTGTGAGACGTTAAGCATAAATTGCGTGTGTGTCATAATTCTTGATGTTTTGGTTTGTTGGCGGTACACTCAAAGGGAATGTCGCATGGCTATATGACGTTGATGTTATCCCGTGTGAAGCACGCGGAGATGTCTGAGTGATAGCTTCAGACATCTCGCGTATCTCGTACGGGGGAACCAAATAATCCCTCCTTGTGTACCCATTCAGGCTGCGATACCTATTGCTGGCTCATAATCATGTCTTGATGGTTGATGATGTGGCGTGACGAAGACTTGGCGCATTACTGTAGGTCGTTGATGTATCCAGCGGTAGACTCATCCGGGTAGTGTCCCGGATGAGACGCTGGAGACTGAATCCTGTCTTCGCTCACGCCTGTTTTAGGCTGCGCTACCTTGGCTTAGGTTATAACTGCTGCCATTTGGTTGTGCCGTTGGCCTCCTCTGTGCGGTAGTAATCTTGGTCTTCTTCGACTTCGATGCAGTTGTCTACATAATCGTCACTTGTCAGCACGATGTCGTTTTTGAGATAAGCATCTCTTACACGCTGTACAGCTTCTGCTTCGCTGTCGGCATTCACACTTACCACCTTGTTGAGAAACTCGGTGATTGATACATAATACTTCATATTTGTTTTTTTATTTGGTTGAACTTGCAGAGGGATTACTCCCTCGGTTTTTAGGCTGCAACACTCGGCTGCAATTTTTAAAGTTGGGCAGGGCTTACTGTCCGCACGCTGTAATAAGGTGTATTGAAGGGGTATTTGACCTCGTTGACGCAATACATCACGGAGGGCGTGCTCATAGTGAGCGTGTCTTGACAAATGACATTGGCGTTCATGCCGTGAGCCATGAGATTGAGGGCGCACATCTTGCAGGCTATGGGGTCAACGTCTTGTGCAATGTATCGGAAACGGCGTCCTGCCGAATGGTCGAGGCTGCTCTTCTCCATATAATGAGCGAGAAGAAGGCGACCGCTGCCAGAGGCGCAGTCGTTGACTATACCGCTCTGCTTTTCGTTCAACGAAGATATGCGTGACATGATGTCGGCTACGCTTGGCGGTGTGAAAAACTGTCCTGTATGGGACGCCTTGCCACGTGTGAGATACAACTCCTCGTAGAGTATGCCGAACACGTCAAGCCACTTGCCTTGCTCCATAGCTGTAGCAACGTCTGTGAGCCACAGGGTAGCGAGACCGGCAAATTCGGGACACTTTTGTGTGCAGTCAAGAAGATGCTGATGATAGGTGTCGGGACCGGACTGGAAAGCCTTTACGCTGAAAAACTCGAGCAGATAGTCGAGAAAATCGTTAAGGGCCAACTCGTGAGGACGATGATTCATTTCTGCCTGTGCAGAAATGATTTCGATGTACTTTTTCTTTTCCATAATTCTTGTTTTTTAATGGTTGATGGTGCCACGCACAAAGGCGTGGCGGTTTTCAGGCTGCTCCGTAAGTCCTTTTTTAGGCTGTTTCGGAATCGACGTAGCTGCGTGCCGTATCGTAAATCTCGGCAATCTGTTTTTTATCAAGACGATAGTAGCCCTTAATATTGTCCGAAAATTCTTCGAGCGTAAGCTTCGGGTCGTTATAGAGGGACTCGCAACAATATTCGAGACACTCGTCGTAATCCCAACACGTGCAGTAACGCTCCCAATAGTTGTCGCTGCCATAGCTGGCACAGCCGCATTCTTCGTCAGGTTCGTAAGGATAGACGGACGTGCAATGCTCGATAAGGTGGCAGACAAAGCTGTAACACTTCTGGACATCCTCGATAACTGTGAACTCATGGTCGGTGTGCGGTTCGTAATAACCGCAGGACATATTGATACACGATACGGTGACGCCATTGCTGCGCAATGCCTCGACATCGGTCATAAGACCCGTGCTGACGGCATATCCGTAGCTTGTGCAGTCGGCATCCTTGATGAACTCGTCCGAACAGATACTGTCAAAGGAAATACTTGTGACCATATCGCTGTTGCCGCGACGGTCGATCTGAGCACAGAAGCGACAATCGCTGAAGAAGCTGATGTCGGCGGCACTTGAGCCTACGCATCCAATCTCTTCGCCCACGAAGAACGCACACTTGAGAACGTCGTAACGCTCAAGGCATTGCAGGGCGATGAATATGCCGTTCTTGTCGTCGGCACCGAGACCGCACTGCTTGCGGACTTTTGGCGAGTAGCCGAAGATGACTCCTTGGCTCTCAACGCACACGAAGTCCTTGGGGTGAAGATGCTGCACCTGATCCATGTGTGCGCACAGGCAAGGATAGCTCTCTGCCTCGCCTTTGGTGACGAAGAGATTGCCGTACTCGTCCTGTGTGACAATGGCTGAGGGAACAGTTTTCTTGATGTGTTTCTTGATGAAACGACGCATGCGCTTTTCTTCGTCACTTGGCGAGAATACGCAATAAAGACTCTTGAGCAGGTCAAAATTCAATTCTTTCATAATTCTATTGTTTTTAAATCTAAATTGGTTGTACTTGGAAGGCAGGAGGAGGAAGGTCCTCCCGCCTTGGTTTTAGGCTACAACATGCTCTTGTTGTTTTCTGTACTCGGCTTCGGCTTTGTCGGCGCACTCCTCGGAGCAATAGTCTTCGCCGGTGATGTCTGAATAGCACTCGCTGTCATAATCGCCAGGATACCACTCGCCGCATTCGGCGCATTTGGAGTCTTTTTCGCTGTCAAGCCATGAATCGGCGATGCTGCTCCATACGGCATTGTCCTCATGGATATATCCGTCATGGTAATCAGACCATTTGCAGTCTGATTCGAGCTGATATTCGCCGTCAATGTCCTCTACGCAGTCGTCAAGGAGGCGATATTCCTCCTCTTTTTCCACGTAGCAGCATTCGTCGTCAAGCAGATAAGCGTCCTCGTAGTCAGACCAGTTCCATTGGTAGTCTCCGCTTGCGCGACTTCCGTTGATCTGGATGCGTCTACCATGATATATGGCGTTTTCGCTTTGGCTGCTATACATCCAATCTTCGTAGTAGTCGTCGTAAGTACTATCGCCTTCAGGAATAATGCACTCGTTCCACTCTGAATAATTGCCATCCAGCTCGAAATATTCATCCGTGGAATCGAGTTCGTAATCGTAATACGCAGAAGAGTTGTTGCAGGACGTGTTGTCGTTGTAGTCGTAATAGACGAACGAATCCTGATAACTGAGAACGTCGTTGTGTTCGAGATTACACTCAATATAGAGAGAAAGGTCGTGCATTGACTCACCGTTGTTTCGAACAAAGTTCCTATTGTCGTGACAACTGGCACCGACACGCTTGTAGCCGTCAATCTCGCCTGCCTTGATGAGCTTGTCAACAAGTATCTGCTTGAGGACATCGTCTTGACCGGAAGAGTATTGACGCTCGGCGAGGCGGTAATGATTGTTGTTCTCGTCCCATACGTCAGTATAGACAATGCAACGGGCGACAATCATATCGTCTTCGTCGGTGATGTAGGCAGCCTTGGCTTTTATGGCGTCACGATAGAAGGTGTGATGTCCTTTGTCTGTCATGCAGCTTCCAAAGTCGCCAAGACAGCGGTCACTATCATAGATAGCCTCGAAATCGTCGTCAACATGCAGGGTGTAATCGTTGCTGACACGCTGTTCTGCATAGACCTGCCAATCACGTGCGAACTCTTCGCCTATCCAGCGTTTGAGCTGTTCGGGCATATATTCGCGCGGGATGCGGTTTTCCTCGATACATCTGGAAATAAGCTTGCCTGCCTTCATCTTGAAGATTCTTCCACGCTCTATATTCTTGTAACGTATAGACTTGACGTCTCCGTCGGTGCATACACCGCGTAGGGTGTCAAGACTTAGTGTAGTGGAATAGAGAGTGTAGGGGAAATCTTTGTCAAAACTAAGGATGTACAATGTGTCTTCGCTATCGGGGTCATGGAGTGCAATGTCGCTTACCATGTGCTTAGCAAAGTTCTTCAGGTCGTCCATGTTGGTGGCGCGGAGGTAGTCGCAGTTGTCAGTCAACCTGTCATCCTGTTCCTTGAAACCGAGCCACCAGTGGAAGAGCTTTCTGTTCTTGAGGCAAGCCAAGAGAATCTTGTTCTTGCGTGACACAACGCCGTTGCCGTGCTTTACGACACCAAACAACTGCTTGAACTCGTCGTAATTCTTGAAACTCTTAATGTAAATCATATTCTATTGTTTTTAAATGGTTGATAATAGAAATCCCCACTCTCATTGTTGAGGGTGGGGATTGAGTTTCAGGCGATAAGTTTTCTTAGTACACTCTCCTTTTCGGGTGTGTCACACTTTTTGGATTTGTTTAGACTTAATAACCACGATACAGGATTCTTTTGACAAGCGGATACTCGTAATCTCCGTTCTGCGCTACGCAATAGGTAAAGCTTGGCTTGTTGTTCCAAAGCTCGACCCACAGACGGGAAAGTATACCGCGGCTGAGTATTCTATTATACTTCATGTTGTAGAATACTGTGTCGTACTTTCTTTTCTGGCAGCACAGTGCACGGCAGAATCCGTCAGACAGCTCACGTAGGGCGTCGTCGGTAAGCTCAAAATCAATCCACTCGCCGGACTTGCGGTCGTATACTTTCCGCTTGCTCAGAAAATCGTCCATTGTAAACTGCTTCTTGTCGTACGCTCTAAGCAGCCCGGCAAGAGTCTTGTAAGTTCTTTTCTTCATAATCGTATGTTGGTTGGTAATGTTCCTGTGTGTTATCCACACAGGATGATTCGGGCAGCAATGTGCTAATCGTGATAAGCTATGCTCACGATTTCGATTATGGCACGATGGAAGTCACGCTCCGCGCGTGGGTCTTCGTAACCGGTCATGCGGTTGTTGTGCATCTTACGGGCTGCAATCTTGGCTCTACTGATTTCTGCGAGCAGTGTACGCTCGAAATTCTTGTCGCATTTTCTGTCTCTAAGCATAATTCAAATTGGTTTTTATGGTTTGTGTGTGCCTCCGAGGATGGAGGCTTTTCAGGTCGGTTACTTTTCGTCCGTGTTGTACTCGAAGATGATATTGCCAGAGCACGTATAATTGAAGTACAAGACGATGGTGTTCAGCTTTGTGTTAGCATCAAGGGAATTTTCGTTGACACCGGTGCGGACGATTTCGAGCCATTGGCTAATCCGCGACTTTATGTCCGAGCTGAGAGGATGGTCCAGGACTTCGAAGTGTACGACATTTGAGCCGTATATGTACTTCATCTTGACAACGTGATGATGGACAAATCCTATCAGCACGCCGTGTCCGTCGCAGCAATACGTGTTATCGTCGAAAAGATCGTCGAAGAGAACGTCGCTGCATAGGTCTTTCTCGTTGATGGGGCAGGGGATGTGTATTTTCATAATCCGTAATGTTTTAAGTGGTTGATAATTGTTAAGGATGCTACTTGCTGACAAATAGCATCATTATATTCAGGCGATGCGGTAAGCGGAAACGACATGGTCGTAAAAACCACGCGCGGTGTCTTCATCCATGAGAGGAGAGTCTACGAGTGCATGGCCGATTTTGTCATTGATACACACGCTGTATCTGTCTCCCCACGTCCACTTGATAATCTTCACGGTGTACTGATAGTTGGATTTCTCGTCTATCACGTCACAAGCGAGCAATGGGTCGTTCGTTAGGATTTCATCTAACTCATTCCTTTCCTTTTCTGTCATAATTCTTGCGGTTTTGGTTTGTGCGTGATGGAGAATTTCATCCCCATCGTTTTAGGCTTTACAAACAGGAGGTGTTGCCCGTACTAAAGAGTTACTTTTGCGGCGTTGTCAGCTGGTCGCAGATTGCGATGCGCTGACTGGCGCGGATAAGCTTCGGAAGGTACTTGTCGAGGCTGTCGTAAGGAAAGCCTGTCATCTTGTTGAGTTCCTTTGTATGCCTGTTTATGAGTGGAGTACCGAGGATTTCGGCTGCTTTGACTGCATCCTCATTGTAACACTCGTAATAATCGCCTACACGGAAAAGCAACAGGCAGTCGGGATGCTTCTTCCTAATCTCTGCCCATTTTTTGTAGGGTGTCGGTTTCTCGGGCTGCGGAACGTACGACTCCTCTGTGTGAGAAATCGCTTCTCCGCACATGTAGTAGATGTCGCTCGAACGGTAGCCGAGAGTTTCGTAGAGATAGTATTCTATCTGCTCTGTCTCCCACTCGTCGGGACAGCCTTTGATTGTTCGGACGGTACCTGTCTGATAATCCATAATTGTTATTTCCATAATTCTTGATGTTTTGGTTCGTAGAAATCCTTACTCTTACGGGTAAGGATTGTTTTGGGCTTGTTAGTGTTTGTCGAACATGAGCATGTCTACCATTCTGTAGAATGTGTATCCGTCAACTTGGTTGTAGATGAATCCGATGAAACGACGGCGGGATTCCATGTTCAATGAGCGGTAATAACTCTTGAAATCGGAATAGTTCCCGTTTATCCATGCCTCCCAAATAAGGCACATCATTTCCATCTCGTTGTGTACTTCGTAGTACTTTGCCTGCTGGAGCAGCGTCTTGCTTCTTCTTGTCATAATTCTTTGTTTGTTGGTTCGTAGTGGGGAGGCTGGCTCCCCTTGGTTTAGGCTATCTGCCGAAGTATTTGCGCTCGAAATCTTCATAACTCTCGCAGTTGAAGACAATCGCAACGCATTTCAAACCACGGGCAATTAAACTCTGTTTGACTTCTTTTGTAAGTTGTTCGCCTGTGTACACCTCAAAAGGAGGGAACACGAAATAATCCTGTGTCATAATAATTCTGTTTTGGTTAATAGACCCCACAATCGTGGGGATTTTTAGGCTGTGGCTTACTTGCCGGCTTTCTCGTTCACGTAGGCTACAAGACGCTCGAACTTTGCGTCGTTTTCTTCTGTGCTGTAGAACGGATTGAATGAGAAATACTCATTGTAAGTGAGGGAATCTACGCCTTTTTTGTCCTTATTGTAGCCAACGCAAACGCCGATTTGGGCAGATATGCAGGGATCTACCACAATAGATATGCCCAGATGCTTGTCAAAAAATGTTCTTCTCTGCATCTCCTGTATTTTTGGGAGGATTACTTTGGCTATCCTCTCAGACTCTGTAAGCTTTTTCTTTTCCATAATTCTAATTTTATTGGTTGTCTTGAGCCGTGACACGCACAATAATAGTGCTGCCACGGCATTTTCAGGCGATGAAGGCTACAGTGAGGAATTTTCCGTCATAACCAAGAAATTCAACGTGTGTATACATTTCCTGCATCTTTGCGAAAACTCTTTCCATAAACACAGCACCTTTGCACTCAATTCTTCTTGTACTCATAATTCTGTAATTTTATTTGGTTAACTGGAAGGTAGCCAAACGGCTACCCTTTTTAGACTAACCTCGTTTTTCGAGGGCTACACTGACGAAATAAGGAAGACTCTCACATTTTACCTCGTTCCATTCGCAGTTAACAACGGCACTCACATACTTGCTCTCCTGCTTGTGAATAAGACGGGTAATTGTACTTCTGCTTATAGTGGAAGATTTTTCCACCTCAAAACTGGCGTGAGCCATATTTCCGTCCTGTGAAAAATCAACAAGTCCCTGTCTTCTCGCTACTGCGACAATTCCGTGAAAAGCGTTGATAAAAACGTATTTCTCGCCATCAAAATACACGTCGATGCGTGTGTGATTTTCTTGCGTCTTAAAGTATTCCATAATTCTAATTTTAGTTGTTAATGATGTGCGGACGCATCATTTGTGATACGTCCATTTTAGGCTTAGAAACAGCGCGGACGGGAGAAATGACGCTCTATCTCCTTCGCCTTTCTGTCTGCTTTCGCAGCTCTCCGTGAATACTCGCGCTCGTCAAGGTGTCTTCTCTCACACTCAGCTGAAATAACTCTCTTGTAGCTTGCCACAATCGCAGCAAGAAACATTCTGTCTCCGTTTGTCATAATTCTTTTTGTTTTGGTTAATAGAGCCACCCAAATAAGAGTGGCGTTTTGGCGTGAACTATTCGCTGACATTGAAGAAAAGAACTTCTTCTTTTTCGTTGATAATCAGATGTAAGTCAGGAGAGAGCTTGTCAATTATATTCATCCTTTCATGGTTCCATTTGTAGACCGCTATCCACACTCCCACAGGAAGCGTGTGACTTTCTCTCGTTCCGTAGAACTCTTTTGTGTCCACAGGGCTGACGTGCCAATAGATGTTCCACTGACCATTGTCAAGTCCTTCACATCTGATCGCGTCAATCAATAAAAATGTCTTGTACTTCATAATCCTTTGTCTTTAAAGGTTTAATTATCGTACTACCCCAAAACAGGGTAGCAATTAAGGCTCAATACTTTCCAAGCACAATTTTCGTACTGCTCAGGATTCTGAACTCGGCTTGAGGAGGATCTTTTCCAAGCGCTCATTCTCACGCACGAAATTCTTGAAGAATCCGTTGCCAATTTTCGTACTGCTCCAGAAATAGAGCAGAAACAACATGTAAAGGATTCCAAGCACACTGATTATCGTACTGCTTAAAATAAGCAGACACGGAACAAGCTGAAGGTTTCCAAGCACAATTATCGTACTGCTACGTAAAATCTGTCTCTTTGTCATAATTCTGAATTTTAATGGTTTACTGGAAGGTAGCCGTTTGGCTACCCTTTTGAGGCGGATTAGAAATACCTGTCACGCAGGTATAACACATAGTTCTTGAATCTACTTATATATGGGTCACGGGCTGCAAAACAATGGTTAGCAAAATCCGCACGTGTCAAAAATCCCATGTTGTAGACTTCAATGGCGTGCTCAATCTCTGAGTACATAGCCCATAAATTTACATTCGTTGTTTCCATAATTCTTTTAGGTTTGGTTTGTAGACCCCACAATCGTGGGGATTTTTCTTAGGCTATACGGAGAGGTTTCGCGTACGTTCTGCATACATCAAACGCAGGATGCTCAGGCGTACGCTCTGACGTGTCGAATAATCGTACTTCCACATATCCCATGTCCCTGGCATCTGTGAAATAATTCCAAGCGTCATGGAAATTGTCAAAACCCATGTAATGTACGTGCGGATGCTCACCGTATGTGACACAATAGCTCTCTTTGTAATATTTGCTCATAATTCTTTGATTTTGTTGGTGAACATTGGTAGAGCAGCCACAAGGACCGCTCTAATTTGCCTTAGGACGTGCATCTTGGCACCGTGTTTGTCAAAATATTACTCCGAGTAACCAGCTCGTCGAGTTACGGCTTGCGCCGCACGGCTCACGCCCTACCACGTAACGCAGTGGCAGCGTCAGTTTTCTTTGCAGTTATACTAAAAAACTGCATAGTGTTTTAGATGTCTCCACATCGGTATGTTAGTTGTTGCAGAGCCGTAACGTATGAAACATACGTTCATGTAGGTTGCTCACTCTATCCACCACGATAGAGGTCGATTTCTCACGAATCTCACGTGAACGCTCTTAAAACGTAGAATATGAATTATGAATTATTTGATTTGTCCCGCTGCTCTCACGCCGAGCACGTTCTGCGAACCTTCGGTATTGCCGTTCGTAATTCCGCTCTTCTTGCTTCGCTGCCTTCAGTCATCGCTGCTTTCCCTTACGTCTTGTCAACTGCTAAGTTCCAGAGCTAAGGGCTTTTCGTGGTGGTGGATGTCTTTTCCACAAGTCACGGAAAACCCTGTCGGACAAATTGCCCAACCTGTGCCTGTGCGAGGAACAAACAAGAGAGTTTGTGTCGCTGAAACAATGGTTAACGGAATTTCAAACGGCTTTCCTAATGGTCGCTGCCGTCAGTGTTCCCAATAGGGAACGTATGATTATAGTCACACATAAGGGATTCGAACCCTTACAATAGCGTTCCAAATGTGTGGACACAAAAAAGGTAGCCACTTTTGGTGTGGCTACCTTTTCCTGTGTGGTGTAATGTTCTCTTACTTGCTTTCTTCTAATTCAGCCTCAAGTTGTTTCGCCTCCGCCATAGCAGCAGCAGCGGCGGCACGTGCGGCGGCTAATCTTTCAGCCTTAGAACGGCGTGCGGTTGTTTTGGCGTCCGCTTGTTCCTTTGCTTTCTGATAGTCTTCTATCATGCCACACATAACGCTTGCCAATTTTGCGATTGATGTTATATCCACGCTTTCAGACTCTAAAGAGCCTAATCTGCCGTTAGTGTGTGTCCAGTCCACAAAATTAGTGGACATTCCACGCATATGCGCTACATTTTGGGCGGCAAACGACAACGCAGTGTTGGCGAACGCTGCGAACTCGTTATCTTGCCATAATGCGTAATTAACGGCATTGTCAAAAGCGGCTTTTGCCTTCTGATATGCCACATATAACAAATGAAGTGAATCATACGATGAAATTCTTTTGTCGTCGTCCTTTGCTGATTCTGCAATTACCTGTGTGCGTAACTCGTTACATACGGCAACGTTGGACGTTACCACATTGCTCTCATTCAGGATGCTCTGAATTTCTTTTACTGAATACTTAACCATGTTGTTGTATTGTTATGTTATACCGCATTGTTTCCTGTGTGTGCGGTGCGGTATGTGCCGTATACACACAGGGACGTAAGCCACGGCACACATAGTGTGTGCCTAACCTTTGACTGCTGTCACCCTATAAAAAGCAAATATCATACCTATAAATATTGAATTAACATTTTTAACAATTAGCCAACTCGCTGATATATAGTAAGTTAGCAAAAAATTGATATGAATAAATATTCATCAAGTGTATAAAGACTGACAAAGTGACAAAATTAACTTAAAATACCTTAATTGTCAGTGACAAAGTGGCAGTTGTTAGAAAAGTTTAACTTTCGTGGAACATTACAATATGAATAAATATTCAGTCAGAGAAAATAATATAATGATGTAATGTGTTGTAAACCAACGAGTTACAAAAAATAATAATATGATGGAGCGTGAAACATTGAAATTGTTACAAATTGGCGTTTTAACAAATATTATACCATATAATATGGACAAAATGACCCCCACCCCCCCCGACGGCGGACGCTTGGCGCTTTGTAGTCACTTCACCTGAAAATTTTTTCTTTTTTTCTAACTTACTGACAATTAACACCTTATATTTGTCTTTCTGGTCTTTTAGTAGGGCATAAATAGTGAATATTAATACTTGATGTTAATTCATTGTGAATGACTGTGAACGACTGTTAACCTGTATATATATACATATTGGGTTTCGGGTTTTTGTTTGGGGTCGTATGGTCGGGTGTCGGGAACATTGTTATGATGCGTTTTGTAATGATGCAGCTTATCTTGCATCGTATGGAGGGAATTATGCAGCAAATTATGTTGTTTTATCGGTATAGTGCAGTATTGAAGGATAATTATTACGTATCTTTGTGTGTGCGTGTATGTAGGGTATAGGGATTTAAGCAGAATAGCTGCACCTACCCGACATATAGGGAGAAAAAGCTGCATCGGATGCTGCATAAGTCTTGTTGGGAACTGCATAGCTTGGAACGGCTTTGCGTGAACAATGTAAAAAGGCTTGCCAGTAGGTCTTATGACGTATGGTGATAGGTCTTATTGCGGGGACAAAGTTAGCGATTTGTCTTTTGCTGTGCAATAGTCTTGCTGGATAGTCTGGTGTGGTTTGAATGTTAAAGTTTTTAACTTTTGCATTTTGTGGCATGGCTGCTATGCGGTTGTGAAGAGATGGAGGAGATATGGGTACCGTTCAAAGAAAGGAGTAACAATGATTGAGAAAGAAGATATTAAGATAGGTTTAGAGTTCATTCTTCCGATCAGATTGAGAGAATACGAAGAAGAGGTGGCAAGATTTCGTCATCGTCAAATAATGGGCGAAGACTGTCCTGTATTACCGAGGTACAGGACAGATTTAGAGACTCTTGAAGGATTTAAAATCATTGCAACCTTAGGTCGTCCTTTTTTTAAGGTTGTAGATAGTCCGAGAGAGTATTTTAAGACCTCCTCTAAACCTCATCATTTAGGATCCTTTGTAAGAGTAACTTGTGACGAGATTGAAAATAAGGTATTTTACCTTTCAACTAAAGATATTGAGGGGCGTGGTGAGACATTAATATAGAAAAAGGTTGAATCAAAGAAAGGAGAGTAACAATGATTAACAGAGAGGACATTAAGAAGGGCTTGAAGTTTAGGATGCCCAACGATATAATCAGGAGGAAGTATCAAGTAGCGAGCTTTCGAGGTGCTACGGATATGTGTGAGTCTATCCAGTATCTGACAACGCTGAAAACTCCGCACGGAGACAAAAAAAACTATGTGACACCCAAAGTGCCGCTTTTCGAGGTGTGCGGCGGTCCGAAACTGATAAGCTCCGCCGATAAGAAAGACCCGCATTGCGCATGGTTCGGCGAGTACATCAAGGTGCGCAGCGATGCGCTCGGGAAGAAACCGCTCTACATATCCCTGTACGACGTGATGCAACACGGAAGACGTGCCATCGACGCTGATCTCTACCCTATTTTCAGTACGGAGAACCCGAAGAACAACTGGGCGTACAACACCTTTTTTGCCGGCAGTCGTAGCGGCTGTAAAAGATTCCGTATGGAGTATTACGGATTTACCTCTGACCCAGTTGGCGTTCTTGCAAAGCCTTCCGCGTTTACTAAGCAGCCAACTGGAGATGCCGATGCCTTCCGAGACATTACCAACGGCATGTACGACACCTTCAAGGCTAAAAGTTCCGATTACGGCAATAGTTTCTCGGAATTGTTTGCGGAGTGCGGCATGACATACGCCTACGGACACATGGCAGAGAAGTTGAAGCGCGTGAAGTCACTGATGTCTGACGAGGCGAAGGTGAAGGGCGAGAGTATGAGAGACTCATTGCTTGACCTCGCCAACTACGCGGTTCTTACAATCATGGAACTTGACAAAACAAAGAAATAATTGCAACTTTAAATCTAATAATATGCAAGAGATTGTATTTAGGAGTAGCGACAATCAGGCGCTGACAACGAGTGCGATTGTTGCGGAGAAGTTTGGCAAGGAGCATAGCGACGTTCTTAAAGCCATAAAAAGTTTATTTACGACAGGGGAAAAATCCCTTTTCGTTGAGAACCAGCAACTTGCGAAGATGTTTGCCCTTACGGAGGTGGAACAGCCGATGCCTGTTGGTGGCGGTGTGAAGAAGCTGCCTCTCTACGTGATGAACCGGGACGGCTTTACTCTCTTGGCTATGGGCTTTACTGGGGCGAAGGCTTTGGCTTTCAAGCTGGAGTACATGAATGCCTTTAACGCTATGGAACAGCAGATACGTCAGAGCAGCGGAGTCCCTCAGTCGTTCGCTCAGGCTCTTATGCTTGCTGCCAAGCAGCAGGAGATGATAGAGGCTCAGCAGAAGCAGCTTGAGGTGCAGCAGCCTAAGGTGGAGTTCTTTGATGCTGTCGCTGAGAGCAAGACTGCGATTGAGATGAAGCTTATCGCGAACACTCTGCACTTCAAGAATGTCGGCAGGAACAAGCTGTTCTGCATCTTGCGTGAGCAGGGCATTCTCAACGGCGGCAACGTGCCTTACCAGAGATACATAGACTGCGGTTATTTCAGGACCATCGAGCAGAAGTATACGGTTCCGAGCGGCGAGACGAGGATCAACATCAAGACTCTCGTGTATCAGCGTGGCTTGGACTATATCCGCAAGATGCTGAAGCGTCTCGGATATGTGGAGGCTGAAGGTAGTTTATTTTAATCATTAATCAATTATAGAGAATATGAATACTAAGAACATTATCCTTGCATCGGCTTTGCTGGTGTTTGCCATCATCATCGGTACGTTGGTGGCGGGTTATTTCAGTTACAACAACCGCGAGATTTCGCTTCGTCAGCAGGCTGAGGCTCAGCGCGGCAAGATTGAGGGCGTGCATGACAAGATGTGGAAGATCATCCAGCAGAAGGCTCAGGTGACTGACGAGTACAAGGGGACTTTCGAGAAGATTTATCCGCAGCTCATCGCCGGTCGTTACCAGAACGACAAGGGTACGATGATGAAATGGATAAAGGAGAGCAACCCTAACTTCGACGTGTCGCTATATCGTGACCTCATGCAGTCGATAGAGATACAGCGCTCGGAGTTTCAGACCGCCCAGGAGCGTATGCTTGACATCATCCGTGAACATGAGACGCTCACCCGTACTTATCCTGCGCGTTGGTTCGTGTCTAACACGATGCCTATAGAGTATAAGGTGATTTCGTCGTCGCGCTCGAAGGAGGTGATGATTGAGGGCGAGGACAACGACGTGGATTTGTTCGGCAATAAGAAGTAGGCTTATGGAGGTCCTTGTCTTTCTTCTTCCTTTCTTCGTGTCGGCTTTCCTGCTGATATTCTTCCGTGAGCAGACGACGTGGTGGGAGCACGCTGTGCTTATCGTCCCTTCGCTGCTTGTGGGCGTAGGTCTGCTGTGGACATTCAAGCGTGCCGAGTCGAGTGATACGGAGTATCTTGGCAGCTATGTCACGAAGATACGCTATTATGAGCCGTGGAACGAGCTTGTCGCACACACCCGTACCTATACAGACTCAAAGGGCAACACTCATACCAAGACCTACTACGTGACAGAGGAGCATTCTGAGAAATGGGCTTATTCCGACCATTCCGGACGTGAGCGTGACTGCTCAAATGACGTCTTCTCTGCTATGAAAGAGCGTTTGGCTGCTTCTCCTGTCTTCGTGGACATGCACCGTGACTATGACACCCGCGACGGCGACGCTTACGATTATCCGTGGGACGGTCGTGACGTTACTCTATATCCTGTGACCCGCGAGCACGAATACGAGAACAAGGTGAAGGCTTCGCGCTCGGTGTTCAAGTTTGAGGATATCAGCAAGGAGGATGCTCGTCGTATCGGGCTGTATGACTACCCTGAGATATGGCTGCGCGACCAATGCCCTATACTCGGGGCCAAGTTTTCCGCCCGTCAGGAGCGTGCCGTCCGTGTGCTCAATGCGCGATACGGACCTCAGAAACAGTTTCGTCTGTATCTGCTGTTCTTCCGTGACAAGCCGATATCCATTGTGGAGAAGCAGCGCTCGTACTGGCAGGGTGGCAACAAGAACGAGCTTGTGGTGTGCGTGGGGCTTGACAGGAACAACCGCGTGACATGGAGTGACGCTTTCTCCTGGTGTGACTCGCCGGTGCTTGCCGTGAAGAGCCGTGACTGGTTTATGAGCAATCGTCTTGACCTCTGCGCCTTTGTCTCCTATATAGAGCCTATCGTGCAGAAGGAATGGAAGCGCAAGGACTTCTCTGACTTCAAGTATGTGTCGGTGGAGTTGAGCGACGGGCAGTACTGGACCATCGTCTTCCTCATGCTCCTGCTGAATGTGGGACTGAGCGTGTGGATTGTAGGTAACAACTATAGGAATTAGCGTTATGAGTAAAGGGAAGTATCGTAACAAGGCGCCGTTTTCCACATTCCGTCCTGATCCTCGCCATTGGACTCGCAAGGGCAGTTCTTGGAAGCAGAAGGTAGGGTATGATACGGAGGATGATGCTTGGGAGTTTCTGAATCAGAATCCGAAGCTGAAGGCACTTGGCTGGCATCCTTACTTGTGCAGGGTTTGCTCTATGTATCATATAGGTAGATTACATAATAAATAGTTGAGATATGAAGAATTATAGATTTATCGTAAGCCTGAGCGCTTTTGAAGTGTCAGGTAGTATTGAGAAAGAAAAAGAAGTGAAAGATATACAGCTACGACTGCTTTCGGACAAGGCAGGTATGACTGGATTGTGCAAGGCTGGAGTTATGCGGTATTGTTGTAACGACTACCATCGCCATCATGATGAGTATCAGGATTTCTTCTTTCAGGCAGAGAATGCCATCGAAGCATTAGAAGTGGGTCTTGACCACTATAAGAAACAGGATTTGGAGAAAATGAATAGTATGAGTGTAGATCTTATGTTTGTGGATGATTCTGTGTCCTACGAGCATGCGAAGCAAATGAGCGAAAGTGTGGCTAAGGCTTGTATAGACGAATATTACCAGAACGAGTTTAAACGTCAAGGTTTGCAGTAGTTGTATGAAGAAGAAAGGATATTACGAATACGACCCTGTTATCTATCCGAGAATGATATGTGTCTCTATTGGTATGAACCAAGAGGATGCCAACAAGTGTTTTGAAGGTAGAAATGGCGAGGTTTTGAAAGTTGATTTCTCCAATTCTGACGCAATAACCTACGATGAAGTTAGGGAAAAGGCGAATAAGAAGCTTTGTTCATTTATTAATTTTGCAAGCAAGGATTCTATGAGGATGGGGATTTGTTGTCACGAGGCTTCTCATGCCTGCGATGCCATCGAGGATGCTATTGGTATGGAGCACGGCGGCGAACCTTCTGCCTATCTGATTGGTTGGATTGCGTCTTGCATCAACAAGGCTCGTTTGGGTATTGGTAATTTCGTTGAACTAAAAGATAAGGAGGAATAGCTTATGATAGAGAAGTCAAAGATAAAAAAAGGATTGATATTTTGGAAAAACTGCGAGTCTGTTATACGAATTCCCAATAGTAATATCTATATAAAATCTCCCGCGGGTTTGATGCAAATAGAAGAATTTGTAAACAACGACCTTGTTACATGTTCTTTTTATTGCAAAGAGTTGTTTGGCGCTCAAGTTGTTGTTGCTTCTGATTACATTAAGAAATACGCAACAGAAATTGTGCTTGATAATGCTGACAGACAGGAGATGATAGATTTGCATAACTCTATCGCTTTTGAAAAGCTTATTAATCATGATTGGTCTGCAAAAGTTCCTGACAGTCTAAAAAGGCGTGTAAGCAACTTTCTTTGCCGTGATTTCTATCAAAAATACAACTTAAAGGAGGAATAGCTTATGTATTTAGGATTTAGTAACATTTGTGACATTGATGTGCTAAAAGGGAAAACACTCGTTAATGTCGAGAGATGCTTCTATGACTCAAACGATGCTTTGCTTTTCAAAACCGCTGATGGAGAAATTTACATTATGACGCACGACCAAGAGTGTTGCGAGAATGTATCTATAGATGATATTTGCGGCGATTTTGCTGATTTACTGAATGAGGAAATGCTGACAGCGGAAGAGTTAAATGACGACTATCCTGTAGATGAAGAATGTATTGAAGCTACTTATACTTGGACATTTTATCATTTAGCAACGTTCCATGGAGATGTCACTATTCGATGGTTTGGAACAAGTAACGGCTATTACTCCGAGAGTGCGGGATTGTACAAAATTAGTGAGGAAGATTATAATGATTTGTAGCAAGTGGCACGTAGGGAGGGCGCATAAGAAACAACAAACATAAAGAACAGAGATATGGCAAGAAAGAAGGATTATAGCAAGGAGCGTATGGCTCTTTATGACAAGTTCGTGGAGGTGTTTAACGAGACGGACGGGGCGATGCCTGGCGACGAGATATTGTCGGCTATTGCGGACTTCGCGGGTGTTACTGTGGCGTATGTGTCACGGGCGGTGGGGCTTGACCAGGAGAAGGTGCTGTTCGCTTTCTTTGACCTGTTGGTAGGGGCAGCACAGAAGGCGAAAGAGGAATGCGGAGAGGAGAAGGGAAGCTGATGAAGTGCAGGGACTGTGTTATGTTTCGGGAGGAGGACGCTGACAGTCCTCCTGCCTGTTGGAGAGGCGAGAAGGAGGAGTTTGCGAGAGGTGATGATGAGGCTTGCGAGTTCTGGGAGGAAGCTGAGCCTCTTGAGGATAGGCGGGACTAGCAGCTCTAGCGGTTCTAGAGGCTTACGACCGCTGAAAATCGCTTACAAAAGCAGGAAATCGCTTACAAAAGCAGGAAAAAATGGAATAAGAATAACTATAAAATAAAGATAACGGAAGGAGGATATGATTATGGAGAAGAGATATATAGGGATTGACCCTGGGGTGCATGGGGGCATTGCAGTGCTTTCGGCTGACGGATCGGTTGTAGAGGTGGTGAAGATGCCGGGGACTGCTCGTGACTTGCTGGACTTTCTTCGTCGTTATAAGGACGATAGTGCCTGCGTGTTGGAGAGGGTCGGCGGTATGCCGGGTAACGGCGCTCATGCGATGTTTAACTTAGGTAAGGGTTTCGGCCATCTTCAGATGGCGCTTCTGGCGTTGGAGATTCCTACTGAGGACGTTACCCCTAACAAGTGGGAGAAGGCGTTCCAGATGGGCAGCTCGGGGAAGTTCACGAAGAGAGAATGGAAGAATCTGCTGAAGGCTAAGGCTCAGCAGCTGTTTCCGAAGCTCGGCAGAAAGGTGACGCTTGACACGTGCGATGCGCTGCTGATAGCGGAGTATGGCAGGAGGTTAGGGCTGTGAGGGCTGCTTGGTGATGATTAATTATTGTTAAATGTTATAAAAGGATTATTGTTATGATAGATTTTGGTAAGAAGGTTTATTCGGGTAATTTCCTGATTATGAAGAAGGTTAAGACTTTGAGTAAGAAGGAGATGGCTCGGCTCCGTGAAATGAACGGGACGAATAAGGAGCTGTGTAAGAAGTTGAGCCGTTCGGGGCTTCCCTATATCCGCGTGGAGACTATCGGCGGCGACTGGGCTGTGGAGTTTATGCTTGGCACTACTGCCTATGACGCCATCGAGGCGCTTGACGTGAAGAAGGACTGGCGTGGAGACTGGAGAGTGACCGGCGTTGACGGCGAGAACTCGAAGTTAGTGTTTACGAGCATGTATATGGACACTTCTGTGGTGGGTGACGAGCAGTATCAGGCAGACAAGTGCAAGGCTCTGACGGAGTATCTGAAGCGTGCCGGAGAGAAAGCCGTGGACAAGATGGAGGAAACTTACGGGCCTTTGGACGTACTTGGCAACAATGACGAGCCGGGAAAGGAGGTCAGCGATGGCAAAGAGTAGCGGCGAGTATATCGACATGCTGTTCTCGCAGCTTCTCACGATGAGCATGGACGACAAGTATGAGTTTCAGGCTCTTCGTGGCGACTGGGGCAATACGAACAGCGCTAAGTATAACGACATGTTGGCTCGTTTCTGCCGTAACATACGCGAGCTGGCAAAGAACTGCCCTGTGAAGTATTTTGCCTTTGCGTTCTATATGTTCGATGGCAGGATATACGAGGTGGTGGATGTGAGCGTCATCGAACAGGCGTATCAGCTGCTTTTGGAGAAGCTCTGTGTGGCGCCGGTGATGAACCGTACGAGCCTTCGCAAGGAGATATTCATCGCGACGATAAAGAACTATAACACTCTTGTGCCTCAGTTTGACATCGTGGCGTTCAGAAACGGCGTTGTGGACTTCACCTTATCCCGCAAGACGAAGCCCGAGGCGATGCCGTTCTCTCCGCATTATCACGTGACATACTATCATCCGTACGACTTTGACCCTAAGGCGAAGTGCCCGCTGTGGAACCGCTTCCTTATGGACGTGCTTCCAGACAAGGACTCGCGTGACATCCTCCAGATGTTCCTCGGTCTTGGTCTTGTCCAGCGCGGTGACGCCTTTAACGTGTATGACGGCAAGGTGGTGAACAAGATAGAGCTGTGTCTGATGATGATCGGTTCGGGCGCTAACGGCAAGAGCGTCATCTTCGAGGTGATGTGTGCGCTGTTCGGTCCTGACCGCATATCGAAGATGGACTATGCCGACCTGACCGCCGACGGTGACGAGGGCATGCGCGGTCGCTATCCTATCCGTAACGCCATCTTCAACTGGTCGAGCGATTCTGACGTTCGCAAGTTCGGCAAGAAGAACACGGGTATGTTCAAGCGCCTTGTTAGCGGCGAGCCTATTACTTACAGAAAGTTAGGCGAGGACGTGTTTGAGTCGCGCTCTGTGCCTTACCTTATCTTCAGTCTTAACAGCGAGCCAGAGAGCAACGACACGTCTCTTGGTATGATACGCCGCTTGCAGTATGTGAACTTCGAGGTGACCGTCCCGAAGGAGAAGCAGGATCCTGAATTGGCTTCGAAGATTATCAACAAGGAGCTTTCCGGTGTATTCAACTGGCTGCTTGAGGGCGAGAGGAAGCTCAGAGAGCGTCACTTCAGATTCCCTGAGGCAGAGGGTTCGAAGAAGCATCGTATCATGGCTTATCTGAAGAGCCAGCCGGTGCTTTCCTGGCTGATGGCTTACGACATCAAACACCAGCGCCGTGTGTCGAACGAGATTGGCCTGAGGATTCCTGTGTCGTTGCTCTATGAGAGCTTCGTGCAGTTCTGTAACGACAATAACCTCGACGACAATGATATTCCTTCGAGCAACAAGTTCAGTAGGGTGTTGTGGGACGACTGCCACTTTGTGAAGAAGAAGACCCCGAAGTGTATTGCTTATGAGGTGTATGGCGTGACAGAGGCTGACCTTAGACAGCACTTCATCATATCCGAGATGACAGGTAAGGACTATGGTGAGGAGGTAGGGTTTATCAAGGAGGATGTGAAATGATAAGATAAACATTAAGAAGAAATGGAAGATAAGGAGAAGATAGAGCAGCCTTCTTTGGATATTCAGAAGATTTTAGATGATGTGATGGCTGCTGAGAGCACAGATGTGGTGTTTCTCGGTAAGAAGAGGAAGATAGGGTGGCTTAGCAATGGCACGGTGCGACGGTTTACGCATGTGGTGATGAAGGAGAAGAACGAGGCGAAGCGCAACTGCAAGCTTTGTGCCTTGGTACTTCTTAACAACATCTGGAAGATACGTCTGCGCTATGCGCTGCTTTGGCGCTGGCTGTACTATGTGAAGGATGTGAATGCGGTGGAGATACTTCGTGTGGTGGATGTGGCGAAAAAAAAAATTCCATCGACAGCGTGCTCTCTGCTTACCATATTAGCGACCGGGATGACGGACGTGATGATGGCGATGACAAAGGAGGAAGTAAAAGCTATCCAAGCCGAACAAGCTGGGGCGCAGCCTACTCGTTAGCCGAGAAGTTCGGCTTCCTCTTTGAGCGTAAGTTCGGTATAAGGGCTTACGACTACTGGTGGGGCTATACGGCGGCTCAGATTGGGCTGATGGTGGCTGACCAGCCTCTTGTGGTGTACCCGAAGGGTGAAGCCAAGAACGCCGACGGCAGCAAGAAGCATACGGCGGAAGAGATGGACAAGCTTTGGGATGACTGGCAGAGGAAGAAGCAGAAAGAGGGTAGCTTAGTGGGAAAGAAGGTGAACCTCGGTGAGTATTTGAAGGGAGGCTTGTGATATTTATTGTTAACTTTTATTAAGGATATAATATGATAGAGAAGTTTGTTGAGATTGTGGAGGACAAGGCAGCTCTTGAACTTGGGCTGCGTGTGATAATGGAGGTGGCAGAAACTAAGAATCTGCCGCCTGTTGGGGTGCTTCCCACGTTTAATGACGAGCTTATTGCTGATATGTTTAACAAGACGCTTGAGCTTGTTGCGGGGAAGAAGTTTCCTGAGGACGTGGGCAACTCGGGAGGAATCGGGTTCTTTGCAGAGAAGGACTAAGGGCAAAAGAAAAGCGGCTACCATCACAGGTAGTCGCTTTTTTGTCAAAACAACATGTAAATAATCACTTATACGAAACATCCATTGCAAAAATACGATATTATTTTATTATTACCTTGAGTGGCAGCTTGCATTAACACTGGTTAACTATTTCTTTTTCTTTTGCGCTGTTGCCATTCCGTTTTGGAAGATGAGGCATTCCTCGCAGCGGTTGGGGTATTGGACCGGTAGGTGGAAATGGACGGTGTTGGACTCGGTGTCTATCTCGTCCTGCTTGATCTTGTTGTAGTCTGCGATAAGGGAGACTATCTTGAGCCAGTCGGGTGAGCCTTTCGTGGCTTTCTGCTCTGCTGCTACGAGCTTTCGCAGGATGGACTCCTTGGAGGTTTCCTTGGTAAGCTCCTCGGCTGTTATTTCCTCGGTCTTTGGGGCATTCCTGCCTTGCAATTCAGCGATGCGTGTCTGTACTGAGTCGAGTGATTCGAGCTTGGCTATTTCCTTTTGGAGTTCTGCTTTTGGCCAGGTAAGTCCTTTGCCGTTGAAGGCTACAGCCCAAGCATCGTGCTGCGACCATCCTACTGCCCGCAGGTCGGCGTAGATGAGGTAAGCGGGGTCTGACATGCCGTACTTCTTCTTGAGAGAGTGGACGGCTACTGAGAGTGTGTAATCTGACATAATGTATGGTTATTTAATCTTTATTGTAGATAAATTTTATGAGGCACACGCAGTTGGTGTGGAACGGGGGGAAGGGGTCGCCGAAGTGATGGACGTAGGCGGTTTCGTCATCACAAATTGGACAGGGATATGAACTGCCTCTATGGACTGTGAAGCCTATGGCTCCTGACTCCTTTCCGTACTGCTGTTCGGCTATTCCCCATGCTACGGCTACCATCTGGCGGGCGTTCCTTGTTATGTTCTGGAAGGCTGAATGGAAGATGCCTTTGCCGTAGGACGGTGTGGCTATGCTGATGTCCTTTGTCCTTGCCTTCGTGATGACAGAGGCGAGGTAGGGATTCTTGTAGCCAGTGCGGACGGATGAGAGGAGCTGCGTGTCGGTGTAGCCCATCATAATGCCTGCCTTGGACATTCTTACGATGTCTTCGGCGAAGTTACGGAGGTATATGGCGGTTCGCTGTGCCGATGTCTTGCCGTAATATTCCGACGTTAGGAAGCTCTCTACCTCTCCTGATGAGATGTTGAGGTGTGTGGTGGCGGCTACGGCGTAGTCATGGATCTGGCGTTCGATGCCATCCGCGAGCCTTGAGGTGATGGTCTGGGCTTCGCGGAGAAGCGCCTGCTCGTTGGAGAGGACGTTTCCGCGACGGTACTTCCCTGCCGCCTGCGTGATTTGCTTGGCGGCAGAGAAGAGAAGCTTTGTGATGCGTGACTCGCAGGCGAGCTGTGCCTTGGAGCGAAGTGTGGCGTATTCTGCTGACATAGTGTTGGGAATTAAGAAAGCCTCTTTTTAGTGTTTACGGTTGTAGGCGTCCCAGTTGTTTCTGCCGGGGTAATTATTGTTCTCGTCCCAGTCTTTTCCTGACCGGTTGGGGCGCCCTGCCTTTCTTCCTCCTCCAGTGTTGACGTCGGAACCACTTTGCTGTTTGTTGATACGGGCGGTGGCTTCCTGCTGTTCTATAGCGTTCTCGGTTTCGTTGTCGGCACGCTGCATATCCATGAGGAGGTCTTGCTGGTCTTCCTCCTTCTGCTCTCTCATAATGCGCTCGAACTCTCCGTTCTTCGGGAAGTCGGGGCAGCGTTCAGATGCTGTCTGCTTGGAGAGGAAGTGGTTTTGTACGGCTGTGGCGAGGTTTGTGATCAGCTCCGTCTTGTTGGCGTGGGTGTACGGTGATATCCATGCGTTGATGGGAAGACCTGTCATTGTGGCGACAAAATTCTCCTCCGTGCCGATGCCGAACTTGCAGATGGTGACGAGCTTGTCGAGGAACGGCTGTAGCTTCTGTGCGTCGTTCATGGCAATCTCAAGAGCTGGCGAATAGAGGAGCTTTATGGCTACGCCTGGGAGGTCGCCAGACTTGAGTTCCGGCGGCTTGACGGTAAATGACAGCTCGTAGATGAGGTCGTATGACTTGTTGAGCTGTGTGGCGAATGCGTTGGACGCATCCGTTCCGTTGAGGAATCCTGCCTCGCTGTCCGTGTCGTTCATCGCAATGGACTTGACGGCTCCGGTCATCTCGTCTCCTACGATGTTGACGTCCTCTCCGTCTCCCTTGATATAGAAGATTGGGAATGCGTATGCCTTGTTGTTCTCGCAGAGATAAGAGAAGGCTTCCTCGTAGTCCTCGATGTTGTGCTGCACCATGAACCAACAGGGTCCGTCCTCGTTACGTGCGTAAGCCACTGGTACGAACGGGAATCCGTGCGGCTTTTCCTCTACGAGATTATATCCGTCGATGCCGAAGATCTTGGCTACATACGTGATGACCTTCTGTGTCTTGCCGTGCGCTACGCTTCGCTTGAAGCGATAGAACTTGGTCTTGTCCCACACCTCTACCCATTCCGTAATCTCGTTGCCCTCGTCGTCAAAGTCGCTGAAACGTCTTGCGAAGCACAGGATGTCGCCGGTGAGTGAATCGAACTGCGGATAGAGTCTGTCGCCGCGGTCGTATGATAGCGTTCGTGTTCCGAACTTTCCGTTCTCGCCGAAATAGCCCACGATGGCACAGTCAGCCACCTTCATGTATGCGCTGATGGCCTCGAAGAAACGTATTTCCATATCGTGCATGAGCCATCCCTTCTTGAATACATTGAGGTGTTTCTGAGCCTTGTCAGCCTCCTCCCTGCTGTCATCGTCGCTGTCAGCAAGCTCGAACTGCACGTCGTTGCCCGTAAGATGGAGCACGTGCTTCGTATGGATGAGCTGCTGGAAGGCGAACGCCGTTCTTGTGATGGGCTGCTGATACCACTTGCCCGTGTCGGGGTCCTGCTTCCATATATCGGGATATTCCTTTACGTCGAAGATGCGATGTCCTGTAGGATAGAACTCGCGCAGGAAGTCAGCCTGCGTCTTTATGTTGCGATAGACAGAGTCTTCCGGCATATTAGGCGTTGCGTCTTCTCTGATGTTGGTTGTCCACGCTCCGTGCTTCTTGTATCCCTCCGGCGTAATCTCGAAGAACGGCTTCTTGACAAGAATCTCTCTTACCTTTAAAATCTCCATAATCCTTTTACCTTATTGTGTTTTTTCTTTGTTAAGCTGAAAATCATCCTGTAGAACCAAGACTCGAAGAAGTCGGGCGAGTGTCCTACGTATCTCTTTGCAAGCTTCTTCGGCAGTAGCTTGAATCCCCGGTCGCTGCTGTTCTCGTCGCGTCTGAGCATCTTCCGCTCCTTCTGTAGGATCTGGCGCAGCGTCCACTTTTCGAATCCGTCTCCCGAATACTTGCGCTCAAGCAGCGAGGCGTCTATGGATATGCGCCGTTCCTTTACCATCTTGTAGAAGAGCCACGCGCACTGCGACTTGAGGTCTTTGTAGAGGTATTTGATGCCATCCTCCTCCTTTCGTGACTGTGCCAATGGTGCAGCCTGATTGTTGAAGGGCACGGCATCCTTGAAGAATCCCTTGAAGTACTGTCCGATGCCCTGCATATCGTACGTGAAATTGGACTCCTCCACTCCCCATTCGCGCAGCTTCGCCTCGACGGTGGAGACGAGTGTCTTGGAATCGAGTCGCAGTACGATAAGGTCCTTGCAGTGCCATCCTTCCCATAGCCACATCACGAAATTGTCTCCTCCCGTGAAAGCGATGTCGGCAGAAGCCCGTCTGATGCCGTCGTCGGTCTGTTCGGCGTTGTCGAAGATGGCTTCGAGGTCGTCCATCTTTATCATGTCGTCTCCAGCCGCCTTCCAGTTCCAGTTGGCTTCGAGGTCGCGCATTCGCTGTTCCTCGTCCTGCTGCGCAAGGTTGGCGAGATAAGACACGTCGGTGGAAATGAGCTTGATGTTTTCGGACACGTCGGCACGTATGAAGGTGGCTGACTTGATGAACATCTCGAGCTTGGAATAGCCAAGTTCTTCGTAGCTGGGTTTCCAGAGCTTGTCGATGATGCCCTTGCACTGTTCGTAGACCTCCTCGCGTGTGTCTCCCCAGTAGATAGAGTCGGGTGTGTCGCCGTCCATGAAGCAGTAGCGTATGACTCCGTCTCGCTCGGGTATGATGTAGCCGTCTTCGTCCACCCACCAGTCGATGAACTTGCGTACCCATGACTCGGGGTCGGGGTTACAGGTTATCCAGAAGCGGTTTCGGATTTGTGATGCGTTACGGTTGGTCTTTATGAGGAACTTGAATTTCTTGAACGGTATCTGTGTACCCTCATCGACACAGATATAGGCATACTGACGACCTCGGAAACGCTCCTCGAAATCCTTTAGTGCTCCTTCGAAATACGAGAACTTGAGCCATCCTCCGCTGTTGAAGTTCCACGTCATGTCGTTCTGGGACTTGTTGTATGTGCCGAACTGGGAGAAGAGCTTGTAGGAATCGGAGATTAGGGACTGAAGGTCGTCTTTCTCCTTTCGTAGTATCGTGGCATGGAAGTCTGGGTTCTTGATGTCCTTCAGTGCCTCCATGAGAGAACTAAAACTCTTACTACCGCCGCGGGAGCCTCCAACGATCTTGATGTCTGCGTCGATGGCGAGCATGCGTTCCTGTCCTCCCCGTTGGTCTATGATTTTGAGCCGGTCGGGGTGGCGTTTGTCTGCGTCTCGGAGAGACTGTATGTACTCCTGGGTGTATACAGGAGAGCCGTCGCGTAGGCGGTATGGTGAGAGTTTTGTCATGTTATCCTGTTGATAATGGGGCGTTTATGGGGCTTTGTTTAATATTTTATGTATGTTTATGCAAAAATAATGGATTTTTCTTGGATAGATGTATATTTATGCGTATTTTTGCGATATAAAATGTATATTTATGCAATTAGTAAGGTGAAGGACTCACTTTACATAAACACAAATCAGAATGACGATAGAGGAACTATTGGAATTGGTGAACAAGAAGGAGGACACTTCTAAGTTTACCACACTCAGCAAGAAGAGCATTGACGACGAGCTTAATGACGTTCTTGGTGAGATGGGTGACGATGATGACGAGAATGACAGAATCGTTACCAAGTTGGCAAACCGACTCAAGCGCATGGACAAGAATCTGCACAAGAACATAGCTGACGAGCTGAAGAAGAGCAGAGAGGAAGCCGAGCGCAAGAAGAAGGAAGAGGAGGAGCGCAAGCGTAAGCGTAATCGCGCCAAGGAGAATGACGATGACGATGATGACGGCGGAGACGACGACAGAATCGCCAAGTTGCTCGCCAAGGTGGAAGCCCTTGAGAAAGCCAGCGCAGAACGTGACAAGGAAGCCGCAAGGAAGGCGACTCTCGAGTCAGTGAAGGCAGGACTGAAGGAAAAGTTCGACAAGGCCGGACTGGAGCTTAACGGCTTCTTCTTGAAGACCTCGCTTTCGAAATTAGAGATACCAGACAAAGATGCCGACATCGACGATCTGGTGTCCGAGACCGAGAAGATCTATACCGCCGACTTCAAGGAAGCGACCGGCGAGAAGGGCATCCCCAGCAAGAATCACACCAGCAGCCCTGGCGGAGGCGGTGACGATGACAAGTTTATGGAAGAGATAGCCGCCCGTCGCAAGAAACGTTTCGGCGATGGCAATGACGACTCGGCCAAGAAGTAACAGGATAACAACAAAAAATCAAGGTAAAAAGATTATGGACAACACTTCAATTTCGTACATGGACCAGATGGCTACGCGTGGTATGCTTAACCACGGTGCGACCATCATCCAGACAGAGGGTGAGGTAGGCGGTACCCGATACGTGTTTGCCGGTCTTGAGGCACTTATCAAGAACGCCTTCGTGCATCCACCTATCGGTGGCAAGCTTATGAATCCGTTCAAGGGTCCTGCAAAGATTTACGCGGGCGACCTTATCGAGCATGACCTCGGCTTCACCAAGGGCAACGACGGTCCTGGCGCTACCATCAAGGTACTGAAGACCTACGAGGTGGGCAAGGCCACTGAAGCGGCAACAGACGTTGACATCTACATCGTTCGCAACGGCTTCGTGCACATCCCCTTCGTGGGCGACACCCTTATGGTGGCTCAGAAGGACTTCGCGGCCAAGGCGAAGGGCGTGACTGTGACCGCGGTGGAGGCAACCACCGACGCGACAGCCGGTGACGTATGGAAAGTGACCCTCAGCGAGACTCTCGGCGCTTTGACCGCGGGCACTGTACTTGTGGAGGCAGAGAAGGCGGGCGCAAGCGTTCTGCCTATGGTGACGAATCCGAACTGCTTTGCCCCCTGCGACAACGACTTCCCGTATTTCCCTGCCGGTGGCGACAAATTTCACCAGCCTCGTACCAACATCAACTTCTGCATGCTGAATCCAGACTGCGTGATGTGGCTCGACCGTATGGGACCCGTTCCTCCTGCCGTAAAGGCGATGAACAAGTCGCTGTACCCGGAGTTCTGGCACATTTAACACTATTCGTTTAACGTAAAAAGATTGTTTTAGGATATGGCAAAAATAGATATTGGCATTGCGCAGCTTGCGAAGTTCTTCTCCGGTCGCGGTAACAACGAGTACCTTCAGAAGTTTCTGAACAAGGAGGGTGTTCTCCGCTGCAACTACGGCTGGTATAAGACCCAGGGTGACATTGACCCCAATCTCACTCCTACCACCAGTAATGGTGATGCGACCTTCAAGGTCCGCTCTCGCGACCTTACCCCTGCCACCCTTATGAGCCTTCGTGCTCCGTTGGCTGAGGGTCACCAGAAGGACAAGACAGGCTTCAAGTGGTATACGGCTTCCATCCCCGACTTTGCGGCAGACGGTTTCCGTGAGACCGCCATGGAGCGCTATCACAAGCAGAAGCTCTTGCAGGACGAGTTCGGCAACGACGCTGACGTCGTGGACGCATACTTGGACAAGGTTCAGGACCTGACAGACTCCCTTGACTCAACCATGACGTTCCTGACGGCTCGTGCTGCTTCAACGGCTCAGATTGACTACGACAAGATTTCGCGCGGCATTCAGGAGCCTCTCTACGACGCTAACGTGCCGAAGGCGAACTTCAAGAAGGCCGGCACTCTTGCCTGGAACGACGCGAACTGCGACATCTTGGAGCAGATGCGCAAGATGGAGGAGGACTGGCGTAAGGAGTATATTCAGTACAAGGACTTCCCTCTTGTATGGCAGATGACCAAGGACGACTTCTACAACGTGTTCTTGAAGAACAAGCAGGTGGCCGAACTTTGGCAGAGCTGGGCTAAAGCGAACTACGTGGCTTACTTGCAGAACTTCGGTCCGAACCGCGAGATGTTTCTGAAGTCCGTTACGGACCTCAATGGCCTCTCTACTATCGAGATTGTGGACGAGCAGGAGCAGAACATGCGCTTCGACGGTTCGGTAGAGGTGATTCACGGTTGGGCAAACGGCACTGTGGTGCTTCGTCCTGCGGGCAAGTGCTTCAAGTTTATGCGCAAGGAGATTCAGGACAAGCGCATCTTCGAGGCTCTTGGCAACAAGCTCGTGGAGGTGGCTTGGGCTACCACCAACGACGGTCTTGGTCTGCTCCGTAACATGACAACCGCCAACGGTATGTTCAAGGAGTTTAAGACAGACCTTTTCTTGGCTTCGGTTCCTGCGATGCTGGACTTCCCTTATCGTTGGATTATCGACATCACAAAGAAGGGTTAGAAGGTTTAACGTAACTTGAGAGAATGATTATGGCTTCGGAGAATGGTTTTCTTTCGGTGGCTGACTACCTTATCAACAAGGTGAGGTTCGGTATTCCCCGTGCGGCTCTGCTGTCCATCTTAGTGGACAGGGAGCTGGACGGCGGTATGGAATATCTTTCCTGCGAAAAGGATAAGGTTCGGCTGGCTTATGCCGACATGCTGAAATGGTATGTCCTTGGTGCGAGCAAGGTGAACAATACCTCTGATGCCGACAATAACTGGAGTCATACGGAGGGAGGATATGAACTGTCCTCGGCGGACATCGCTGCCTTGAAGGCGGAGGCTAACGCCATCTACGAGGAGCTGGACAAGAGTTCGGCGTTCAAGCGCAAATCGACCTTCCGTATGACTTCTCACGGCGTGAAGCGTGCGTCCCGTGACGGATGCGGGATGCCTGTTCCTCACATAATCAGATAACGTAGCATCATGGAGACAGGAATCATCAACAACCCACGCTATCCTCACAGGGTCACGATAGTGAGGCTTGTGCCTGGAAAGGGCGACGAGGACAATCCGTTCGCTGACGACGACGCTCCCGTGAACGACGAGGAGGTGGTGCTCTACGACGGTAAAGGCAGGAGCTTTACGGACACAACGACGACCGGTGACAAGAACGTGGACGAGAACAAGAGAAAGGCTTCGATACCAATGAGGTTCGACGACTGGAAGGAGGGAGGCTTTCCTCTTGACGGCGACACGATAAGAGTGAGGGTCGGGAACCATAGCGAGGAAGGTATGGTGAAGGACTGCGAGGGTGACAATAACAGGACCGTGGTGTACTGGAGTCTGAGGAGGGTGTGAAAGGCGCTTTAGGCGATGGGCCTCACTGGGCCTGCCTGAGCCTATCTGAGAGGCTGCTTGTGATAGGCGGGGATAGCAGCTGGCGCCGTTTGAAGGAAGGGAAAAGGAGGAGGATTGTATGGCTGAATTGAAGTTTGGTTATGGACGAGTTGTCCACCAGGATTATTCCGACCAGTTGTTTAGGCGTTTGTTCCGAGACGTCAAGCAGTATACCGTGGAGGCTATGCTTGAGAATATGGAAAAGATGGCTTACGAGATACTTAGGACGGCTTATGCCGAGAAGGAATTTATCTCTGTTACGGGAAACCTTATAAACTCGTTCGCTGTTGGTATCTACTACAAGGGAGAGCTGAAAAGAGTGGTTGGCGCTGCGGATATGGGCATAGACCCTCCAGTCAGAGTGTCGCTCAGTCCAGGAGAAAAGCTGTCTGTTATGCGATGGTGGGACGCTGTGGAGCCATACGAGAGCAGCAAGGGCAAGATCGGGGCGTTCAAAGGAGAAATCGGTCCGGGACACGTTGACGGAAGAAAGGCGGCTATCAGGAAGCTACAGTCCACGAGACCTTGGAAGAGAGATACCTACGCCTTGATAGTTGTTGCTCCGATGGTTTATGCGGATTATGTGCAGAACAAACAAGGGCATGACGTACTGACCGCTGTAAAAGAAGTGATGCCTCAGATAACAAAAATTTGTTACGTATGATAAGCATAAAGACGCTGTACTATGACGTCGGTAATGCCGTTAAGGGTGTTTGCGACAGGGTTTATGCCCATGACCGTCCTAAGGCTGTGAGTGACAGGCCGGGCAGCTATATCGTGGTGGTATTTCCTTCTGTGATTCTTAACAATGAGATGAACAGTGAGGGGACGTTCAATGACTATACCACTACGGCTCAGATAGAGATATATGTCAGGAACAAGGTGTCGGCTAAGAATCCGGGGGCGTTTGACGTGGCAGCGGTGTCCGAGAAGGTCAGTGCGGTAATGAAAAAGTTTCCGATATCGACGAAGAACATCATCGTAATGAAACCGCGCGTTACGCTGCAAACGGACGACGGTGACGGTTTTTCGGTGACGATAGTGCAGGGACAGCTGAGGACGAGGTGAGAAGCTTATGATAGGTTGCTTGCCGGCTGGATATTATGAGAATGAATGTTTTTGGGATAATTTACTATTTAAAAAAAATTAAGGATTATGGCAATGAAGAAAATTCTTGAGCTTAAAGACCGATTTGTAGGTCCTAAGTCTATCTTGTACTCAAAGAGTCTGATAGACCTGTCGAAGGGGACAATCGAGTTTACCCCGGAGTTGGAGCTTCCCGTGGAGGTTGACTCACTGAAGGCAACGATGGAAGACCCGACTGTCAATCACTATAAGGTAATCGGTCTTGGCGGCGATTGGGCGACCACCGCAGAGCTTGGTGACTTTAACGTAGAGTTGGTTGTTCCTTCCAAAGCCAAGGACTTGCTCTCTGCAATGTTCGGCGAGGACGCTGTCAGCGAAATCACCAAGTTTACCATCAAGGGTTCTGGCGATGCAGCTCTTGACGTTACAACGGGTTATACCGGTACTGCATTGGAGACAAAGAAGTTTAAGATGACCGGTACTATCTGTATCGTAGATGAGACAAAGGAGAACCTGATGGTCATCACAAACCTCTCGCTCTATGCAACTATGCAGTGGGATGAGACAGGAACCAAGCCTGTCGCATTCAAGTTCAGTGGTTCTGTTGAGGGTGCTGGTTTGAAGAGCGTTGCTTGGCTTACAAAGGCGCCTGCGGCAGCGTAGGAAGGGCTAAGGACAGGAATGGGGGCGAGGAGCAGTGGGCTGAAAGTGGCTGCTGCTCCTCGCTTTTTTTGGTGGCTGGCGCCGTTATGAGGAGAGTGAGAAGGATTGTTTTTTAGAATAGGATAATGTAAGGATGTTATGGCAGACGGAAATATTGGTAGTTTGTGGTTGAGTCTTGGGATCAGGGACGAGATGAGCAAGGCCATCGAGAAGATAACCAAGGGTATGAGGGGCGTGGACGAGGCTACGCAAAAAGCTAAGCGGGAGGGAGAGAGTCTTGTCAAGGCGCTTGAAGGCATCAACGGGAATAACTTTGCGAGGGTATTCAGAGAGGCGAATGCGTATATCGCCAAGAACTCAAAAGAGATATCCGGCATAGCCAAAATACTCAAAAATCTTGGAGACAGCAACGCATTTACGGGGACGCTGTTAAAAGCCAAAGGGCTTGAAGAGACTGCGGCGGCTCTCAGGAAGGCTAACGCAGAACTGGCGACTCTTGCGAAGACAGAGGGCAAGGAGGCGGATGTCTCACAATGGCGAACGAAGATATCAAATGCTCTTGACTATATAAAGCTGCTTCAGGACATCATCGGTCAGGAAAAGAAGCTGGACAATACCAAGGCGCTTAACCCGAACGTGGACACGAAGAGCTTGGACAGCGCCAAGAAGTCGTTGGAAGGGTTCAGAGGAGAGATGACACGTCTTCTCCAAAGCGGTGGCGTGGATGACAGCAACGTGCTTGGCAGCTTCAAGAAGCTGCTTGATGTGGCGAAGAAGGATGTGCAGGACATCGTGGCTACGTTTAAGAAGGATAATCCGCTTTCGCTGTTCAGCGGTGGCGCAGCGAAGGTGGAGACAGATCTTGCGCGTGTGACGGAGAAGCTGGCGCGACTTCGTGACCTTATGGCGGAAGGAACACGGAAGGGCTTTATGACGGGTATGCTTGGCGGCAGCATCACGGAGCTTGACAAAATTATGACACGTCTTAACGCAGTGAAGCTGAATCCGACAATGCTGACTGACGCATCGCAGATGAGAAACCTTATCTCTGACGTGCTCGTGGAGATGACGAAGGCAACAGTGGCGGAGAGCGCGTATAGGAGAGAGAGGGGTAAGACGGTTGAGGTTGAGAGGGCTGTAAACCAGGAGATATCGAACGAGCATAAGGCAGCGCAGCAGGAAAGGGAGCGCGACTTGCAGGCACTCTCGGACTATACCAAGCGGTATATGGAGCTGCAAGAAGCTAAGAGGAAGGCGGACGATAAGGCGGCAAAGGATGCGAAAGACAAAGCACGTAGACAGTCGGAGGCAGAACAGAGACGCATAGCATCGGATACGGCGAAGATGTCGCGACTGTATGCGTCGATGGGATTGGGCATTGGCAAGGGCGAGCGTGTTGGCAAGCGCGGACTGGAGCTTGGTGTGAATACCGCTGCGCTTGACAAGGCTTTGAGCGAGGCGGCGAAATTCAAGAAGACGATTGAGAACACCGTTGTCTCCATGATGGGCAAAGGAGACAGACCGGCATACGAGTGGTATGCGGCGCAGGTGAACCGTCTGAAGGAAAACCTGACAAACGCCACAGCGGCGCAGAAAGAGCTGAACGCGGCACAGGAAAAGGCGAACAGAGAGGCCGCGAGAGACGACGCTCGGCGAAGAGCGGAAGAGAAGCGCAAAGAGGCGCAGGCCGCAAGGGAACTTGCGCAGGCTGAGAAGCAGAGATTTTCTGAGATAAAGGCAGCGGAAGCTCGTTATGACTCGCTTGGGAACAAGGTGCGGGCGTTGAGACGTGAGTTTAGCCGTGGTGTGACATTGGGTGCGGATGTGAGCAAAACAGAGGCGGAGATACGCCGTCTTATCGGCATTATGCGCTACCTTATGACGCTCAAGGACAGACTTGCATCGGGAGACTTTAACGCTCTTGGACGTTTGGGAAACACAGGCTCGGGACATGACACCACGCTGGCAGGACGAGTGCTGCAAGACCAAAGAGCGATAAACGCTGCGCAGGAGAAGACGAATCGCGAGAAGGAGAAGAGCATTGAGCTGGAGCGAGCACACCAGCAGGAAGTGGTGCGGACAGCTGCTAAGGTGAGGGGGGATTTGGCCAAGGCTTTTGAGCAAGCCAAGAACCATTCTTTAGGCATGAACTCTACGTTGCAGGATCTGAAGTCGCTGTTTATGCAGGGCGGCATAGTGTACGGAGCGCAGCAGTTCCTGATGAGCGTGATACAGACGGGCGGTGAGCTGGAGAAGCAGCATATCGCATTGCAGAGCATATTGGGCGACATGCAGAACGCGAACACCATGTTTGGACAGGTGAAGGAGCTGGCGCTGAACTCGCCGTTCACCTTCTCCGAGCTGAACAAAGACGTGAAGCAGTTGGCAGCATACGGCGTGGAGTATGACGAGCTTTACGATACCACAAAGCGCCTGGCAGACATGGCGTCAGGACTGGGCGTGAGCTTCGAGCGCATAGCATTGGCGTTCGGTCAGGTACGTTCGCGTGGATGGCTTGACGGCAAGGAGTTGAGGCAGATATCGTACGCCGGTATTCCTTTGTTGCAGAAGCTTTCGGAATACTACTCAAAACGCGAGGGCCGCAAGGTATCGACAAGCGAGATAAAGACCCGTATATCAGGACGAGGCGTTGACTTTGAGGACGTGAAGAATGTGTTTTGGGAGATGACCAATGCGGGCGGTCAGTTCTACAACATGCAGCAGGTGCTCAGTGAGACTCTACTTGGCCGTTATAACAAGCTGAAGGACGCATGGGAAATAATGCTGAGTGACTTTGCGAGCGGCAACAATGTTGTGGGCAAGGGACTGAAGGGCATCATCGACCTTATTACAGAGTTGGTACAAGCACTACACTCGATGGCTCCTGTTGTTGCGGCAGCCTTCTCTGGATTTGCCATAAAGCGCTTGTGGACAGCTCTTGGCGGCGGTATTGGCTCTGCCCTTCTCTCGGGAAAGGCAAGCATGGCAGCGGACATACAGCAGAGAGTGCTGATGGGCGAAAAGGTGAGCGAGCAAGAGCTACGCATGCTGCGAACCAAGAAGCAGATAACCATAGAGGACCTACAAGCCTTGGCAGCTGCAAAAGCACTGAGCAAAGCAGAGCTTGACCGCATGCTCATAACAAAGAGCATAACGCCAGAGATGTATAAGCAGATGATGGCAGAAATGGGGCTTGCGTCAAGAGCATGGACATTGAGGGGTGCATGGAGCGGCACTTTGGGCATGATAAAAGCAATACCGGGAAAGATACGCGCGATGGCGGCGTCTACAGCAGCATGGTTTACGGGTATTAGAACGGGTACCATGTCGGCAAGAGTAGGCTTTGCGAGCATGTGGACAAGCTTCAAGTTGCACGGAGCAGCAGCCATTAGTGTTATAGCAGCCGGTGTGAAGACGCTTGGAGCGACACTGTGGACAGCAATAGGCGGACTGCCAGGCTTGCTTATAACAGGCGTGACAATGGGCTTGGGCTATTGGTACTCGAAGAACGAGGAGCTGAAAAATGCTATGAAGCAGACCGCCGACGAGTTGCAGGACCGATACAAACAGCTTAGCGACTTCCTGAAAGAGAACGACGCGAGCAAGGCTATAGCTGAAGGCGACAGCAAGGCAATAGACAACATGATAGACGAGTATAAGGAGAAAATAAAGCAGATAGCTCCTTATAACTACAACAACCTTGTGATGAAGGCAGATGAGAGAAAAAGCCACGAGGAACGCCTGAGATATTTAGCGGACGAGCTTGAGTTGCTTCAAAAGTCGAACAAGATATCGCAAGAGAAGCTTTCGGACAACGGCATGTACAAAGAGCTGAAGGACGCGCTGATGAGATCGAGTGAGGCATTTGACAGCATAGACAAGACAGCATCGGGCCTGATGGCAGGCGGCGCTGACAAGGATACGGCACGAAAGAAAGCCTTTGGACTGAGCCTTGACATGGAAGCGACTACCGAAAATCTCAAGAAAGAGATAGAGAAAGCTTTTGGTGACATAAGTAAGGATAGGACTGCGCTTGAGGCCGCAAAACTGAGCATGAGCAACATATTTGCCCAAATGGGAATATCGGAGGAGAGAGCCAACGAGATAAGGGCAAGCGTGCTGCAAGCGTTTGGCGTGACGGACGGATGGCTCGAAAGCCAGGTGGGAAGCGAGATGCGCCAAATGATAGACAACGTGGCTCCAGAGATAGCCATGAAGATACGCTCGGGACAGAAGCTGAACGAGGCCGAGACAAAGAAGGTGAAAGAGCTGATGGACGACGCGAAGAGAAACCTCACGCTGAAATATCCAGAGTTTGAGACAACCTTGCAGAGATTGCTTGCAGCCTCGCGATTTACCGCAGTAATAGACCTTGTGGTGAACGACGCGGGAAAATACGGAGACGTACAGGGAACGATGGCGAAGCGTATGCCAAAGTTTAGTTTGGTAGAAAAGAGCAAGAGGGACCAATACATGAACTATGTGAGCACTTGGGGCAAGCAAGACTCATGGTACGAGGCACGCAATTCGGCAAAATCGGAAATAGACAGACTCAAGAATGAATATGACGCGGCAAAGAAGTCGAAGAGTCCAAAGGAGAGACTGAACTGGCTGAAATACCAATACGACAATGCCGTGAGTGCAGCATTGGACCTGCTGAACTATGACTACAAGGGAGAGGACAAGAAGAGCAACAAGGTGCCTAAGGGTAAGGGTGACAAGGAAGATAAGGTGCTGAAGGCTTGGGAGGAGCGTCTTAATGCGTTTAAGTCTGCCCGTCAGATGTATCAGAAGTATAAGGGGCTTCCCAACTGGGGAGCCAAGAAGGCTGACGATATGGTCAGAGGGCTGTTCCCGGAGGTGGGCGACCTTAGCTTCGACAAGTATTTAGAGAGTCTGGAGAAGTTAGAGGGGGCGCTGAAGGCTACCACCACGGAGAGAAAGAAAGCCATTACCGCGCTGCATAGGGAGAGAAGCGAATGGAAATATTCCGAGATGCTGAAGCCCGAGGCAGACCGACTGGCAGCTGACTTTGCGGAGATATTAGAGAGAGGCATCCGCCAGGCAGACCTCCATAAGGCGCTGATGGAGAAGACCGGCGACGAGGACTTCGCCTCACTCGCCTTCAGAGACGGTATGATGTGGGATGACCAGACCCGCGGTATGGCCCAGATGTTCGAGGAGATGACCGGCAGGAAGATAGATGGTCTGCTGGACGCTACCGACGCCACAGCCAAGAAGGCATTGGAGGACAACACCGACGCCTATAACCTGTGGAAGAAGATAACCGACCTCGTCAGAAACAACTATACGGGTTACCTTGAGAAGGCCGCTGACGCCATCAAGGAGACGGCGACTTGGGAGGAGAAGCTGATTGCCGTGGACGCGAAGTGGGACGAGCGCATAAAGCAGGCTGACAGACGCGGTGACACTTCTACTGCCGAGCGTTTCCGTCAGATGCGTGACAAGGAAAAAGGACAGGTAATGGACGCTCAGTTCAAGCAGAGCCAGGACTACCTGAACTTCTTCGGTGCGATAACGGAGATGGGAGAGATGAAGGCACGTGAAGTGGCGTCAGAGATACGTCAGCATCTTGACACGGCCCTGAGAGACGGCAGCATCGACGCAAGAGAGTATGCAAAGCAGATACAGCAGATAGACGAGCAGCTGCGCAAGCTGAGCGAGCGCAGAAAAGGCTTCTTCAACGGCGGTATCGTCGGCATAGCCGAGCGTAAGACGGAAGAAGGCAACGCGAAAATCTCAATGGGCGCGACCAGCGTGGCGGCTGGCGAGGAGAAGATCCGCGAGGGCAGGATAAAGGGTGACATCGGCCTTGTGGCGGAAGGACTGAAGCTCAAGATGACCGGTGAAGACCTTATCAGAACCGGCAAGAAGCTGGTAGGAGAAGGTATGACGCTGAAGAAGCGCTTCGAGAACATCGGCAGCGCCCTCGGCGAGATAGCCAATATCGCCAACGGCATAAGCGACGCCTTCAACCAAGTCAAGGACATGGCAGACGCCCTCGGCATAGACACCGAGAGTGACGGATGGCAGGACGCGCAGGCAGTGATGTCGTCGCTGACCTCTATCACGGGCGGCATCTCGAAAACCTTCAACGCCGTGAAGAGCGGTGACATCGGCGGCGCTGTAAGCGGTGTGGCAAGCATCATAACAGGCCCGATAACCGCCTTCGCCAAGGCCCATGACGCTAAGAAGGAGCGTCAGATAAAGCTGGCGGAGCGTGAGCTGAAAGCCCTTGAGAACATGCAGACTACCATCAAGAACGCCATCGAGGACAGCTTGGGCGGCATCTACAACTACCGTATGGATGCGAAGACGACGGCCAAGATGAACCGAATAGTCGGCGACTACGAGACGGGCGAGAAGATCAAAAATATGCGCATCTATGGCATCGGCACCAATCCGAGCGCCTACAGCAAGGATACATACGAGGCTGCACAGAAGAGCCTTGCAGACCCGACAAACGCCTACCAAGCCGAGCTGACGGGCCTGATGGCACAGCGAGACCAGCTACAGCGTCAGCGTGCCAACGAGGACGCCAAGAAGAAGACGGACAAGGACAAGCTGGCCGACTACGACCAACAGATAGAGGAGATGGAGCGCTCTATAAAGAACGCCGCCAAGAACTTCCTCAAGGAGCTGTACGGCGTGGACATGAAGAGCTGGGCAAGCCAACTGACAGACGCCGTGGTGAGTGCTTGGGAAAAGGGCGAGGACGCCATCGACGCCTACAAGAAAAAGGCGAAGGAAATGGTGAAGGACCTCACGAAGAACATCATCTCGCAGAAGATAATGGAGCAGGCCCTTCAGAAGCCCCTCGACTTCCTGACACAGCAGATAGAGAAGAAGGGCAGACTGGACGAGTATGACGTGACACAGCTCGCCTCCGACCTCTACTCAGCCGGTGAGAACAGCGTGGCGAACATCACCGCCGTCCTTGAAGAGCTGAAGCGCAGAGGCTGGGACTTCTCCGAGAGCGGCAGTTCATCGGCCACGAACACCATAAAGGGTGTGACGGAAGAGACCGCCGACCTCCTTGCCGCCTATCTGAACGCCATCCGCCTGGACGTGAGCGTGAACCGCGAGAATATCAAGGCAATAGCCACGAACGTGTCGCTCCTCCCTGCGATGAGCGAGATACAGAAGAGCCAGCTTGCAGCCATGAACCAACTCGTGACGCTCGCCCAGGTGCGTAACGACCGCATAGACGAGATAGTGACGTGGACCCGCAAGGTGAGCAACGGCTCGTCAAAGATTTACGTGAAATAAAAAAAGAAAACCACATGAAAGAAAGACAGTTATCCGACAAGATGAAGGCAGAGGCTATGGGACTGGGCCTCTGCCAGCAGTGGACAAACGAATGGGAGGACAACACCTCGAAGGACGAGATGGTGAGGAAGTTCGTGCGCGGTATAGACTTCTGCATAGACCACGACTGGCCCGACGTGAAGACCATAAAGCGTCAGTTCGGCGACGTGATACACAACCACGGCGTATGGGCGGACGAGAACGTCAGCGTGACGAACGCCCCGATGACCATCCTCAACGGAGAATGCGTATGCGACGCGACGTTCGACGGGACGGGCGCGGGCGAGGTGTACGTCCGTCATGGGAGCGTGCTCAGAGTGAAGGCGACCGGCTACGCACGGGTGTTCGTGACGCTGAGGGACGCGGGAGAGGTGTATGCCGAGACGGAAGGTCACGCCAAGGTGTTCGTATACAGATACGGCGGTGAGGTGAGGCTGGCGGCAGGCGACGTGACGGTACGTGAGAAGAAGAAAGAATAAAAAAAATATCGGATATTGCATAAATATTCACATCATAGTGTATATTTATGCAATATTTTTACTAATTTTGGGACTAAAATAGAGCAGTATGCAATATTATAAAGTGTTGATGCAAAGAGAGACGGCAGGAGCTGCCGTAACGGACACCATTTCGGCGTTCGGCATGTACTGCATGGACATTCCCTTCATGATGGCGACCAAGGCAAAAGAGCCTTCGAAACGCGAATGGAAGGACGAGGACGGCGACGACGAATACATACCCGTCGAAGGTCTGAAGATGAGCGCCTATGAGATGAGCGTGAAGTTCGGCATGAAGGGTAACAAGGACACGGCGAACAAGAACCTGAAAGCCTTCCTCGACTATCTGCGCGGCGGCACGATGAAGCTGTACTGCGACTACACAAAGATAGGCAGGCAGAACGTGCGCTTCGTGAGTATCGGCGAAGACGCTACGCTTGTAAGAGACGCCAACGGCGACTTGCTGATAACAAAGATTACATTCAAGGTGAACGATCCTGTCACCGACATAACCCTTACGATATGAAAGAGCGTATACGAGTGTACCATAAAGACGGAAGTCTTCTGAACGACATGGAAGGCAATGCCGTGGAGCTTAGCGCCGTGGAGATGACGGACGGCTGGATGGAGGACTGCTTCGTGCAGACCACCATCGAAAGCGCGTACCCCATAAACTTCTCCATCGGCGACTACATCGTATACCGTGGCGAGCGCTATGAGCTGAACTACGACCCCGGCAAGGCGAAGACAGCAAGAGCAGGCAGTGACAGAGGCGCTTTCAGATACGAGAACGTGAAGCTGAACGCCTTGCAGGACGAGCTTGTGAGAGCGCAGTTTCTGGACGTGGTATTGGGAATGGAGAACACGGAAGAGCAGACGATACCCTACACAGCCCTTCCAAAATTCGGCTTCTACGTGCAGACCGTGGACGACCTCCTGGACCGCATACAGGCGAACATGGACGAGCAGATGGGCGCAGGACTCTGGGCGCTGTACTCACGAAACAAGGAGCGCAGTCTGCAACGAGGCTGTGACGGAACCGTATGGGAGGAGATGTACGGCAAGGGTACTACTGAGACCATCATAGACTCCGCCGCTCTGACCATCGACAACCAGAACTGCTGGAACGCCCTCGCGTTAGTGAACTCGAAATGGGACATCAACTTCGTGGTGAGAGGACGCAATGTCTTCGTGGACACGACGGGACTGGAGGTTCCGTACGAATTTGTCTACGGCAAGCGCAGGGGTCTGTACGAGATAACACAGACCGCTGATGACAGCCAAGCCGTGACCACCCGTCTGCGTGCCTACGGAAGCGAGAAGAACCTTCCGACACATTACTACGCCAATCTGTGCGTGGATGTGTTCGGAGAGACATCGAAGATAAGTCATCTTGCCTCCTCGACGAACACCGTCCTGCATGTAACCATCCCGAGCCTTAGCTGGGCAGCAGCGGGCAGCTACTTCACGTCAGTGAGAGACGGATCGACAGCGGAGAGCAGAGAATATAACGTGACGGTAAAGTCGGGCGACATAGAAGGCAGAGGCTATGCCGTGTCTTCAGCACGAAAAGAGGGCGAGGGGACAGTCACGATAATCCTGAACTCGTCAAACGACGAGTACGGAATGACGGTAAAGAACGTGGAGGACTTCTACACCGCAGTGATGAAAGAAAGAAAGGTGTACTTCCTTCAAGGCGTGAACAAACAAAGCTTCCCCTCGAAGAACATGATCGCCAATACGGACCAGATGCCGTCCCACATGGCAGTGACAAGGCTGATGCTGCCGGGATTTCCCAAGATGTCCGTAAAGGAATGGTGGAACACGCAGGCTACCGAGGAAGAGAAGGCTTGGATAAACCCGAGCGGCAAGGAGCACCTTCTTTCCGAGCTGAAGGACCGTCCCTACGTGGACTCTGTGAACATCAAGGAGCTTGGCGTGAGAAACGGCAGCGTTATGTTCGATACGGAGAACAAGAAGGAAGGCATCATCGAGATATATCCGACCATCGAAGAAATGACGGTGGACGGACAGCGCATAGACGGGATAAACAGCGGTTCCGACATCAAGGACAACGGCATCTTCAAGGACGGACAGACCGTACCGCCCTTCTCGGTGACGCTTTCCCCGAAGATAAACTTCGACATAAACATGCTGAAGAAGGAGGACTTCACAATCAGCATGAAGGACGGCAAGTGTGGCGGCAGAGAGTTTAAGGTGAACGGATCAGTGAAGGAGAACGGCGTATGGAAGCTGACCCTTGACCGTGTGAAGGACGACGCCTTAGAGCTGTACTTCCCGAACAAAGACTTCCAGATAGAAAGCGGAGACCACTTCGTGCTGACCGGCATAGAAATGCCCGACTCTTACGTGGAGGCGGCATCGGCAAAACTCCTGAAATACGCCCTCGCATGGCTGGACAAGAACGACTATACGCGATACGTGTTCGAGCCGAAGGTGGACGAGATATTCATGGCGTATCAGCATGACAAGGCGAAGGCTGACGCCACCGGCAAGACGGCGAGTCTTTACGAAACCCTCAAGGCAGGCAGTCTGCTGCACTTCAGCGACACGGACCTGAAGATAGACAAGAGCGGCGTCATAGAGAGACTCATCATCCGTGAGGAGCTTGGCAGCATCCCCACTTATGACGTGACCATCAAGGAAGACAAGGATGTGGGAACGCTGCAAAAGATGCAGGACGCCATAGACACGGTCACGATGAGCGTGAAGTCGGGTCTCTCGTCGGCGCAGATAGAAGGTCTGATACGCAGTAGGGGAGCGAAATACTTCCTCTCAAAGACAGATCCTGACACAGCACAGGACGTTATCCGCTTTCTTCGCGGTCTGACCGTCGGCAGGACTGAGGACGGATATGGCGTGACGGGCGAAGGAGCTGCCACGCTGAGCAGCTGTGTGGTGGAGAGCGTGCGCAACGCTGAAGCTACTGACGAGGACCGAACCATCGTGGGCGGCAAGGGCTTTGACCTCTATATGGGCAAGGACGGTAAGAGCCATCTTTATATTGACTACCTGACGACGAGGACGAAATTCTTTGCTGCGAGTGCGGAGGTGAGAAAGGTGAGCTATTCGGGCGGTACTACACTCTTCTCAAACGCTGGCAGCACGATAATGAAGGTGGCTCACGTACTGGATGATGCCGGAGTGACTATCGGCTACAAATGCTATGCTGCTGCTGATGACGGCACAACACGGACGGCTAACTGGTGGCATGTGGGCATGATGGCGCTGTGCCAGACCTTTAACGTGAAGGCGGGTGAGACGGAGAATCTTCAGAACCGCTACTACTGGCGTCTTGTGGTAGGTGTCGGACAGGAGACATTAGAGGACGGCAAGCTGTATGACTACGTGATACTGTCAAACAAGAGGACGTTCATGGGCAGCGAGGCTTGCGTGCCGGTGACCTCGCAAAGGGTGATAGGCGCTGACGGCAAGGCGTTAGTGTTCGGCGACGTGATGATACAGGTGACCACAACGGGCGAGAAGCAGAGTCTGGCGGCGGTGTTCGAGGAGCAGGAAGACAAGACAACCGACGACGGCAACAACGTCATAGCAAACCGCATGTTCTTCGGCTACGAGCCATCCGCGGACGGCGGGGAGCCTGACGCGCCGCAGCCCTACGACGTGATAGTTCAGGCAGGAGACCAGATACAGTGGAACCGCTTCGGCAACCTTATAAAGCTAACGACATCGACGGAGGACGGAAGCGACAACGGAAACGCGCCCGCTATTGCGATGTATCATGCGATGGGTGCGCCTTACAAGACGGGGGACACGGTGAATCCGTACCAATGGAAGACGCTGACTTCGTTAGATTCCCCTCTCCTTGTGCTCAAGAATGCCAAGAACTTCAAGTTCTTCACCGATGACAACCCCGACAATATCATCGACCCTGTGACGGTGACGTACGACCTTGTACCATCCTCGGAATATATCATCCGCAAGCCGAACTCACAGACGGCGACCCCTAACGACATTACCTTCACGCTTCGCAAGCGCACGGGCAACGTGACTGAGGACATGAAGGACGGATATGTGCTGACGGCGGACTATACGACCACTGCGGGCGAAAGCAAGAGCGGCGTGGTGATAAACCGCCTGTCTGACATTGGCGTAAGCTTCTACCTCCTCGCTTCGGTGACGGTACGGGCAACTGTCAAGGCGGACAACACCACCGTAACGCTGACACTTCCGATTCTTTCCGACGGCGCGAAGGGCGACACGGGCACAAGCTTTAAGGTGCTCGGCTACGCTCTTGCCCATGCAAAGACATACGCGGAGCTACAGCAGATAACGCCTACCGAGGATGGCCTTTATCTCGTTGACGATACTACGGGCATGGAAGGTGGCAGCAAGCGTCCCTGTGTGGTGCAGTGGAAGAACGGAAAATATATCGTGTGTGACTCAAACGACGGCGACTCATACAAGATAGGCGAAATACTCTGGACGAATACTGGCACGTACTGGCTGGACATCGGCAGCGTGAAGGGCGAGGGTGTGGTGATATCGGACATGAGCGTGACGTACGCCATATCTGACAGCGCTACGGTGACACCTACGGAATGGCAGTCGGCCATCATCGCCGCCACCGACGCGAAACCCTATCTCTGGACGAGGACAACGGTGACCTACAAGGATTCGGAGGGAGAGCATACGACGGTGTCATACGCCATAGCCTACAAGGGCAAGGACGGCGACAAGGGAGACCCCGGAGCAAACGGCAAGGACGCGGTGGAGTTTATCTTGAAGAATGCGCCTCTTGTGTTTGATACAGACGAGAAAGGCGTGGTATCGGCAAGTGTAAGCAAGACTGCCACCATACAAGTGATGCGTTCCAGTAAGAACATCACATCGGAGGTGGGCAACCTCTTTCCGAGCAACAGCAATGTGGGATGCGGCAAGCCGACGCTGACGAAGAAGGAGGACGGCATAGACGTGACGATATCGGGAGCGTCGATTAACAAGGACAGCACGCTCGGAGTGAGCGTGACGAGCGGATATGTGATAGTGTACATGGGAATCGGAGGCACGCTGTACTCTCAGCAGATACCCTTTATGGTGAACGTGGCGAAGTTTACGGGCGCTATATCGGCTGACAACAAGAAGCTGCGGACTGACTATACAGAGCTGACAAACCGTGTTGGCACTGTGGAGACGGACGTAAACGGCATCCCCATCAAGACGCAGGGAGAGCTGACGAAATACACCTCGACCATTGAGCAGACGGCCCGTGAAATATCGCTGAAGGTGAGCACTGCCGTCGTTGAGCGACGCAACCTTCTTCCCGGTTCTGCCTTCCGCAAGCAGGGTGAGGGATGCGGCTTTATGAAGGCAAAGATTCTTTGCAGTCAGAAGTTTGAAGGTACAAATATAGCCTTGGCGGACAAGTCACAGGCAGGAGGTCTCTGTTGGGGCGGTGGTTACTCGCGCAACATACACGTCACGAAAGGCAAACGATATACGCTGACGTTTATGGCGCGTGTTCTATCCGGTTCTGCTGATGTTTTGTGTGAGATACGATGGGAAAAATCCGCCACAGACGGTTCTCATCCTGCGGGATATGCCGGTCCTGCGGGTAGCGCAAATCTTGGTGGTGAAAAAATACAATCCGCGGAGGGTTGGCATCTTTATCAGCGTTCGTTCACCGTCCCCGCCAATGCCGCGTATGAATGGGTTGCGGTATGGTGTATTAAGAGCAACAGCTCAACAGCGAATCAGCAGGTCTGCTTTGCACTCCCCATACTCATAGAGGGCGACGCAAAGGATTATGTCTGCTGGGGCCTGTCGCCTGATGACTATAACTATATAGGCGGCAACCTACTTGACAACACACGCACGTTTACCAAAGGCGGCAATCTGACACGAATGGACGCTTCGGTGGTTAGCAATGTATCGTATAACAACGGCTGTTCCGTCATTTACGCTAACGCTGCGTCCAAGTTCATAGAGATGGCGCAGTGGAGTGTTGCTCCTTTTATCAAGAAAGACGAGGACTATATGTTTTCGTTCGTAGCGAAGGGTAGCGGTACTCTCAGTGTGTTCATGTGGAATGGCTCTAATCTAAGCATATTCGCCGAGGACAGCGAAAGCGCCACAACGAAGACCGACGTCGATGGTGCACGTAGCTTCAATCTTACAAGCGACTGGAAGCGTTATTGGGTGCATTGGCGTTCAGAGGGCACGGGATTACCTAACTACGCTCTTATACGCTGCGTGCAAGGCAGCAAGGCGTGGGTGACAATTCCGAAGTTGGAGGTCGGTGCAACGCCTACAGACTGGATAGAGGGCAAGAGTGGCTATGTGGAGGACAGTGGCTTGGTGGCGAAGATACTGCGCACGGGCTTTGACATCGAGAACGGCAAGATAACAGCTACGGCTGGTACGTTTGAGGTGCAGGACAACAGAGGAAACACCACAGCAAGGATAACGGATGACGGCTTCTTTACGGGTTCGGTGTATGCCACGAACGGCTACTTCGACGGTTTGATAAGAAAACTAAAGCGCGTGATTACGAAGGAGAACTTCTACGAGTACTTCGAGAAGGACACCTACTCCGGCATGAGTGACGCATATAATCCGATATGGGACAAGATAGGCTCGAACTTCGTCATACAATCGACTCCCGAGGATGCAGACGGAGTTGCGATGTATCTACAGCTTGCGCTTCCGACAGCTTACCCTATAACGCATCCGTACACTGACGGACGTTACGAGCGGGCGCGTGAAGTGATAGGCAACACTATCATAATCCGCTGCGAGAACGGCAACGGCATCACACTTTACGGTACGTCGAGGACAGCTCCGAACTGGGACAGCGGCGGTGTGGCAAGCTCTCCCTACACGCTCAAGAGCGGCTATGTGGCTTATCTGACGTGCAAGGTGAAGAATACTGGTAGCAGTTCGGAGGAGAGCGGGTATGAGACGATATACTGGGAGAGAGTGGTTAGGAAGGCGCTGCCGTAATGAGCCTCGCTGAGGCTGCTTGCTCGGCTGGCGAATAATAAATAACAATTACTAATTAATAAATAATAAAGACGGATGAAGAACATTGTACGAGGCAATGACTTTACGCTGCGGGTATAGAAAGGACATTGTGTAAAAACATAAAATATTAAGATATGAAAAAGATACGTATAGGCAATGACATTAACTTCCGATGGACTGTCAAACGTGGCGGAGAGGCAGAAAGCTTTGAGGGGAAAACTGTCAAGGTTCTGCTGCGTAATACGTATGGTCATCGTTGTGATATTGACTGGCATACAGAACCAGGCGGTATCATCGCTGGCACGTGCTACGGCTCTACGCAGCATTACCTTGGAGCGTACACCCTCACATTAGTTGAGAACGATGGCGAACGAGGCATGAACACTGTAGATAAAATTGACGTATGGCAGCTTGTGGCACAGCAGGATAGTTCTGTTATGGAGATTAAAAATGATTGTGTCGGTTCGTCAGTAGAAACCGTCACGGCTCTCATAGAGTCGGAAATAGGCCTTGGCGGAGCAGCGCAAGTGACAATAGATGTGGAACTAAACGAGGAGTCATACAACGCCATCGCCAATGCGTCCGTAACAAAGGCTATCAAGGAAGTGCGTAAAGATGTTGACTCTTTGAACTTGGAAATGAAGGAACTGAAACCACGTGTTGAGACGTTGGAAGAAGCTAAATCAGAAGCAATAGACCTAAAGGGCATTGATGATGCCTTTAACGAGAGCATATAGCATTACAATGAGATTTTTACAATCTATATATCAATGTTTCATTAATTAATTTTTTTAATAATTATGGCAAAGTATTTAGACGAGAATGGTCTGTCAAGACTCGTTGTGAAGACCAAAGAGTATGCGGATAATTCTTCCGCAGCAGTGAAGACAGCTGTAGATGACTATACCGTCAACGGCAAAAAGATCAGCACTAACCCAGTGATTACAAAGGCTGATGTGGGCTTGGCTAACGTGGACAACGTTAAGCAGATACCTGCATCGGAGAAGGGTACGGCGAACGGCGTGGCAACTCTCGGCACTGACGGCAAACTTACAGCGGCACAGATGCCGGCAATGAAGACGATTAACGGTGAAAGCGTCGTGGGTTCTGGTGACATCAAAATAGACCTGTCACTCTACAAGGTTGTCACTGACCTGCCTACGTCAGACATTGATGCCACGAAGGTTTACTTGAAGCTTGCTTCAAGCACAGCTGAGAAGAATGTCTACGCGGAGTATATTTACACTGGTGACACAACGGCAGCATACGACGCATCAAAGTGGGAAAAATTAGGTGAGGCGCAGACATCAATTACCGTGGATGCAGCATTATCTACATCATCGACCAATCCGGTTCAGAACAAGGTTGTCAACTCGGCTATCGAGGGTTTGAAGACATCTGTAGGTAACGTACAGTCTGACCTCAATAGCAACGTACAGACCCTTCAGAGTAAGAATGCGGAACAGGACAAAGAGATTGCAAAGAAGCTAAACGCGTCAGCATACGTAATAGATGCTACGCTCAATGCCACTTCAACCAATCCTGTTCAGAACAAAGCGGTAAATACTGCGCTTTCCAACAAGTTGGACAAGTCATCCTATGTGGTTGATGCCGCTCTTAGCGCATCATCCGCAAATCCAGTACAGAATAAGGTTGTGAATACTGCGCTTGGACAGAAGGTAAACACCACCACCTTCAACACCGAAATGGCGAAGAAGCTCGACAAAACCACTAAGGCTTCGGACACCGTTCTCGGTCTTGTACAGACTGGTCATGTCGCTTCAGACGGTGAGCTGCCGCTGAAGGTGGACTCTGACGGAAAGGGCTACGTGGTAATCGAGTCAATGTCCACAGAGGATATTGACGCATTGTTCAAGTAGTTAGTTTCAGGAGGGTATGTCAGAATACATCTTTTGGGCATACCCTCACTTACTCAAAACCTATAAAACGTGTAAGTATGAAATATGTAGATGAAAAAGGAATAAAGCGTGCCGTAAGCAAATTGTTAAGTTTAATAAGTAATTGCGCTACAAAGGACGTGGCGACATCTGAGAATGCAGGCTTGATGTCATCAATGGATAAAAGTAATCTTGACTTTATCTATGATGCTGACAACCAAAAAATTAAAGCTGCTGCAATCCCTGGTGAAATGAGAGAAGTTCTTGACTTTTCGGGATTTGTGACTGTAACAGTCTCAATGATGGGTGCAGATTATAATGAGGCAATATACTTCAATACGAAAACGAATACTTTTGTCGCAAAATCGGGATTATACTATTGCGGAACATGGGTAGGGGCAGAAAAATGGGGAGAAGAACTAATCAATGGTGTCAGCCCCGTTGCAGGAAAAATATATGTCAATGGAGGAGACATGTACAGATGGGACGGTAAAGCCCTGACTTTGCTCAATCCTTCTTTAACAGTTGATACATCGTTGAGCGACACGTCGGTCAACCCAGTACAGAACAAGGTAATATACAATGCTTTAGCAGATAAATCTGCAACGTCGCATACACACACCTTGTCAAGCTTGGGTATGTATGTAGAACTGCCCAGTACGACCACAGGCGGATGGGAAATGATAGGCAAAGACTATGCGAAGGGTGTTTGGATAAAGGCAGTGCAAGGAGCCATGAATACTCCATCTTGGTATGTGCCATTCTCTGCGTCGGGGATAGCGTTTGGTGGTGAAGGAACAAAAGCGGTTATATCTTTATCAAGGTCGTCACCGAAGGTGCGTTTCGCGGCAGGTGCTTCATCTTCTCCACAATGGTGGCTTGGTTTGAGAGGAAAAAAAGATAAGGAGTATGATCTTAACAATATACCGACAGGGAAAATGGCAGCGCAGGCAGAATTGTCTTCCTCAGCATCATTGACAACCGTAATAAACGAAGTAAACGCTATTATAAAAGCATTGAAGGCGGCAGGAATAATGAACTCTTAAAAAGGGATTTGGCATGGAAAGCTGGCTGGCTGACTGGGAGCTGGGCCTTACTGAGCATACCTAAGCCTCTTTGCGGGGCTGCTTAATGGGCGCAAATAATAAATAATAACTGATAATAATAAATAAGAAGATGACACCTAAGGAATTTTGTAAATGGATGGCTCCTGCGGCTTATAATGCGGACATTTCGCCCGTGTTTATCATTGCTCAGGCGGCACTGGAGAGCGGATGGGGCAAGAGCGCTATCGGCAAGTATAACGTGTTTGGGATAACGAGAGGCGGGTGGCCTGTGGAGAAATGTCTGCTTGTCACAACGCATGAGTATTTCAAGACTAAGACGGTGAGGTTCACGGCGCCGGAGAAGGTGGTGAAGATAGAACATGTGGCTGGCAAGGGTCTGTATAAGTATACTTGCAAGCGGCTGTTCAGAAACTACGCCACTCTTGGTGAGGCTCTGAGAGACCATGCTGCTGTGCTGAAGAAATCGTGGCCTGAGGCTTGGGCGTACAGGATGAGTCCTGAGAACTACGTGAAGAAGATACAGGAGGGTCGGAAGAAGTATGCGACGGCTCCGAACTACGTGGAGACGATGGGGAAGATGTTCGGGACGGTGAGAAAGGCTATGAAGGAGGCTGGACTGAGCTGCTGAGGGACTGGGCAGCTAAGCCTCACTAAGCCTTTCTGGGCCTCTTTGCTGAGCTGCTTGGTTTTTAGGAAGGATTATTCTTTTGCTTGGGATTTTTGTGTTATTTTTGTTAGTATAAAAAAGATTGATTGGATGGTTAATAACTTGACTACGGGGACGGGGAAGGCCGTCGTTTTGGGGACAATGGGAGGGGAGGCGCTGTCTGCGCTCTTCGACCTAAGATGGATGTTGGTGCTGATAGTGGTGCTGATAGTGGCGGACTTCTGGTTCGGCGTGAGCGAGAGTCTGCATAAACATGAGCATTTCCGCTTTTCGAGAGCGGGCAGAAGAACGTGTAACAAGGCGGTGGACTATATCACCTACCTTATATTAGGTTCGGTGCTCGGTCTTGCTATCTTCGAGCCGTTGGGATGGACGAATCATGTGGTGACGGCGGCGGTAGGACTTGGCTTTGGGTGTGTATGGGAGGTGGACTCGATCGTCGGGCATGTGTGTGAGCTGCACGGCGTGAAGAACAGATTCTCGATAAAGCGCTTCATCATAGCGCTGATGAAGAAGAAAGACGAGGACATCGGCGAGGCTGTGGAGGAAGCGATGAAAAAAGAGTGAAGGAAGATAAAGTTTTTAAGGAGAAACGGTTATGATGGACGAATTATACTGTAAATTTGTAGGAGCGCTGTGGGGGATGTTGCTCTGCCTGATGATCAGTATGCTGGCCGGCTGCGGAGCGAAGAAGCCTGCGGTGCTGACAAGAACGGACAGCGTGAGGGTGACGAAGGCGGCGAAGGACACTGTGTACTGGGACCGCATAGTGCTGAGATACGTGGAGAGGACGAATACGGACAAGACAGTGAACAGGGACTCGACGGCTACGACCGTGGACGAAGAGGGAAACGTAAAGAAGACGGAGGCTTGGCACTGGAGGAACAGGTACGTGGAGAACTCGCTGAACACGCTAATGAAGGACAGCTTAGAGACGTACAAGGCGATGGTGGACTCGATGGCGAACATTGGCAGAAAAAACAATGACGTGCCTGTGCCGGTGGAGAGAAAGCTGAGCTGGTGGGAAAGGAACATAGAAAAGCCCATCGCGTCCTGCATCGCTGTCATAATAATAGGCGCTGTGGTTCTGCTGACTCTCAGATATGCGAGAGGAAGGCTGAAGAGCAGCGGGAAGAAAGAATAAAAAAAAGGAAATTGTTTGGATTATTAGATATGGTTAATGGCTTTAGTTATTAGTTTTTTAATTTAAGGTTAATAGATTTGTTTCAGGTGAGCCTTGCCCGTCCGTAGAGGATAGGCAAGGCTTTAATAAAATATAAATAATCATAATCTAATGTCTTACTTTCAAAAATAATTACTAACTTGCGATACCAATCTAAAAAACTAAAAGATACCATTACGTTAAACCAAAATTTCTTATTATGAACGAGGAAGATAAAAAACGTTTCCTTGCTCTTGTAAAAGGTAAGGACATATCGGAGATTATGTCTTTGTTGGCAGAATCCGGTAATCAGTATTCACGCAGAATACTTCGATTCTTTCGATGGTTCTGCAAGTGGACTCCATTCTTCATAATGCTAACGCACATGTACGGAATATTCGACTTTAGTCGTAATCAGAAGGAGATGTTCGTGGTGCATAAGGCAAACTGGGCGTGCTATGCGTTCATTTATATCATGGTGTATGTGCTGCCGATGGTTATTATTCTCGCATCACGCTTCTTCTGGCTGTGTTGGAAGTATCGCATACCGTTCTTCTATTTCTTCGCTGTCAACTCTATACACCTCGTTTACTGGAGTTGGTACACAACGAACGAGATGGTAATGGCGCACTTTGCAATCATGGCGTTTACGCTGTTGCTGTATGTCTACGGAGCTGTTGACTGGTTCTGTAGTAAGTCGCGCCTCGGCAAAAAGATGTTCAGTTAAACAGAAATGCTATGAGAAAGATATTTGGCTATAAAATGCTTGGCACGCTGTTGCAGTCGCTTGCTAATTATTGCTTCAAAGCTGACGAGCAACAGCGCAACGGCGAGAAGGTAACAGCTTGCGGGATGAGCGATGAAGACATCGAAACGCTCTGTCAAGACATACTTCCGAATATGCTTAACCCGATGATGAGCGCAGAGGAAGTAAAGGACAGATTGGGCGTGAGCGACGCAACATTAAACAGGATGGTCAAGCGCGGGGACATACCGAACGGAGAATGCAAAAAGCGCGGGCACACACGATACTGGAAGAAGTGGGACATTCTGTGGTTCATAAGAAAGAAGAGAAGCAAGTGATAGTACCTACTATCACTTTAAGTATCTGACTATCAGTATAATACAAAATCTTTGAGCGTGTTATGGCTTTATTGGTCGTAACACGCTAATTTTGTGCCTGTAACGTTACAGAATAGTGTTAGTTAATATTGAGGATTTAAAAAGATTGTATTATGGAGATGACAGATGCAAAAGTAGTAGAGAAGAAAATCTACGAAGAGGGGAAGAAGCACGATGAGTATGCTTCTAAAGGTATCGCAGGCACAGGATTGGGTCTTGGCATAGCTGGTACTGCACTCGGTCTTGGTGCTTGGCTATTTGGCGGTAATCGCAGCGTGTTTGGTTCTCTCGGTGGCAGCAATATGCCTGAGAACGTGAATATCAACGCAAACGGCTATGGCGCAAATGCGAATGCTAATCAGCCGACCGCCTTGCAGGTAATGGAGAAGGAATGCGCTGATGAGGTGAAGCTGCTTACCGACATGTTCGGTTTGAAGCTCGACACCGCTAACAAGTTCTACGCTATGCGTGAGACTGACATCGCAGAGAAGTTCTCTATGTACAAGGGTGCTACAGATGCTATCAACGCTGAGAACCGCCGTGCAATGCAGGCTGAGTTCGGTCTTTACAAGTCTCAGATTGATGCGGACTTCGGTCTGTACAAGAATCAGAGAGACCAGTACGATGCGTTGCAAGCAAAGTATTGTGACCTCGACAAGAAGGTTGCTATTATGGAAGCCCTCACTCCTTACAAGGAGAAGCTGATGATGGCTTACGTGAACGAGAAGTGCTGCCGCAAGATTGATGGTGTCCTCGGACTCCAGAGCACTCCTACTGTTACAGTTCTTCCATCCGCAAACTTTTGCGGATGTGCTGCTACATCCACTCCCACTACAGGAGCGTAACAAAGCTGTAAGGAAGTCGGTTAGACGGACTAAGAAAAAATGAGTTGGTGAGGGGCGTTTACCCTCGTTGGTGGATGCCCTCTCACCTCTCTATAACATATCACCAACTTAAAGATATTGATTATGATGAATTTTGGAAACAGCCCATTATTGGATATGGGTACAGGCCAGCAGCAGCCGCAGATGATGGATGCCGAGCTACAGAAGATGTATGAGGCAATACAGCAGAAGCGAGCATCTATCAATATGCAAGCACAGCAGTCTTCCACCCCTTTATGGGATGAGATTGACAAGATTGAAGACAATCTT